CCGTGCGCTCCACGGCCACCAGGGCCAACATGCGGTCGATGACGGCCGGTGGCGTCTCGAAGAAGCCGTCAACCTCCACCTCGACGTGGCCGTTGTCCACGGCGACGCCCAGCGCCTCGCGCACGTCGTCGGGGAAGACGTGGGCCTTGGCCTGCTTGTCCCACTTGCCGCCGACGGCCGCCAAAACCTTGTTGACGGCCGTGTAGGTCGGCCGGTCCAGTTGGGCGACGATGACCGCCGATCGGCCGTCGGGTGCCCACTGCAGCTGTCGAATGTGCTCGGCCACATCGGCCGTCATCTCGATCTTCTTGGTGATAACCATGAGTTCAGTGCTCCTTTAGCGCGTCGGTTTCATACCCGGCCGTCGTCATCCTGGCATACCGCAGCATCGCCAGGAACAGCAGCGGGATACCGCCGCAGACGAGGATGACGGCCGCATAGACGGTGGTCATGCGTCGCCTCTCTCTGCCTCCAGGGCCGCCAATGCCGCCCTGAGCGAGCTTTCAAGCACAACAGCCTCGTTGAAGAAGTGGCGACGGCCGCGCAGCATCTTCCAGGCGGCCGCGATCCGTTCACGGAGTGGCGGCGTGACCCCGTAGACCGATCCCACCGAAATGCACAACTCGCGGACCGGATAGACGCGCCAGTAGTACAGGTGCAGGAAGTGCGCCACCTCGCCACACTGGCAAGGGATGTAGGCTCCGCTCTGGTCGCCTGTGTCGGGATCGTCGTTCATGAGGTCGCTCCTTCCTGGGCGACGGTCGAGGCGTGCGGCCGTCGCAGTGATACATTGTGTCTACGCAGGTGCCGATACAGCGAGGGCAGTGTAATGCCGAAGCGGTCGGCGATGGCATCGACCATCACGCCGCGCCGGTACAACTGGGCGACCTTCAGTGAGTCGCGGTCCGACAGGCCCTGCGGTATCACCACATGGTCTCCGGTTTGCACCAGATGCATCCGCACCACTTCACGGTGCCGACCGACCCGACGGCCGATCTCCTTAAACGTCAGACCTTCGTAGTACAGCCGCTGCATCTCGGCGAGGTCCCGGGGGGTGACAGGGCGACGCGGGCGGCCGATATACCCAGCCTCCTTTTCAGCCAGGTAACGCACCGCATCGTGGGTCCGGCCAACCCGACGGCCGATCTCCGAGAACGACAGCCCCTGGCGATAAAGCCGCAGGATCGCCGCCTTCTCCTTGTCGGTGAGGCGGACGTTGTTCATGCGGGCACCTTGGCGGTCACGGTCGGGATGTGCCCGAACGGCAACTTGCGGCCACGTTCGTCGCACATTTGCTTGAAAAAGAACGGCACCTCGGCCGCCGCGCACTGATCGCGAATGTCCAATGCCCACTTAGGGTGCATCGGCCGTGCGCCGTGGCCGCTCTCGCCGCCGACAATGACCCAGTTAACGCCTATCGCCCAAGCAAACGCCGAACCCTTCCCGCCGCCGGGCAGCAGGTAACGCGCCTCCCACAGGTCAACCGGCTCCAACAGCGGCTCCACCGACAGGAACCGCACGGCCGCCGGGAGTGCCAACAAGTGCGGGATACGCTCATCGGCGCGGCGCTGGTCCTCGACGGATGTGCCGATCCACACGGCTGCCGGGAACCTGGCGCGCATCCAGGCGGCCGGTACCATCGACGGTACATTTTCTGGCCGCTTGGTTAGCATCAGCCAGTCCAGGCCGCCGTCGGCGTCGCCCGCCGTGGCCTCGACGAGGTTCCAGACGGCCGCGCGCCAGTCGTCCATTTCCGGCTGGTCGGGCTTATGCTCGAATAGGTCCGCGATGGAGTCCGTGAATACTCGGCGGCGCTCACCGGCCTTCCGTGCCCTCTTGAACCACGCCAATGGTTTCTTCCAGTTAGCGGGCGACGTTCTGACGCGCTGGCCCTGCGGCCCCCACTCGACCTTACCCCAGCGCGTGTCCATCATGGTTTCCGCGTAACAAAACTTGCAGCCAGGACTAACTTTGGTGCAACCCATCCAAGAGTTCCAGGTATAGTCGGTCCATTCGATCTTGCTGTTTTCTCCCATCAGTCCTCCAGCTCCTCCAGCGCGGCCGCCAGCGCCCGTTCCTGATCGCCCGGCTGGCAGCCCGCGTGTTCCTGCTCGAACCGCTTGAGGCCGACAAAGAAAGCATCCACCGACATCGGCGGCGTGAATACCTCGGCCCGGCCGCAGTTGGCGCAGCGCGCCAGGTACGCGCCGTCGGCCGTGTTGCTCATCGTCATGTGATCGCCGTCGCTCATCGGTCGCCTCGCATGTAGCGCCACGCGTCGCGCGCCGCATCCACGGACACGACCGCCAACATGGCCGCGATGGTCGTGTGCAGAATAGCGGCGGCTGCGCTGTTGTGGTTCACGGCATCCACGACCAACACCACGGAAGCCAGCGCTCCCACCCCGGCGGCCGCCGCCAAGACGAGGCAGACGAAGAACCCGGCAAGTCGTCGATCTTCTCGGTTCATTACTCCTCCAATGCCGTCAGCGCCGCGCCGATCACCAGCACGACCGCGCCGACGACGATAGACAATGGCGACCCGGCGGCCGCCGCGACCAGCAACCCCAATAGGATGACCACCGGCCCCATGCTGTTGTTGCTAGGCTCGTTTGTTTTCATAGCTTGCGGATCGCCACACTCGGCGGCGTCTCCTTCTCTTCGATAAAGGCCCACACGGCCGGGACCGTCTCGGCAAACTCCACCAGTCGTCGGGTGTCTACAACGTACCGCGTAGACCCTCGTCGGATCGTAATGCGGCCGTCCTTCTCACCCGTCTCCAGGACGTGCTCCCGGATGCGTTTCTCCAGCGCCGTCATCTGGTCGATGGCCGGGCCGATCTCCGCCCGCATGGCGTCGAGCCGGTCCAGCGCCTCGACGAGGTCGAAGTCATCGACGGCAGTCGGTGTGGGCGGTGCACTCGGCGCGACAACGGCCGCTTCGGGCCGCTTTTCCAGCCAGTCGTTGCTCCAGTCGTCCATCTACTCTGTTCCTACCACCCCAACCGCGGCCGGTTGGAAGCTGAGCACGTTCTGGTACACCAGCCCGGCATTGTGGTCGGCGATGCCCTCCCAGCGGCCGTTGCGGTACGCCAGGGCGATGACGTCGCCGTTGTCCAGCTGCGCCAGGCACAGCGGTTCCGGCTTGTTCGTCGGCCAGTTGAACCACGCCGACCCATCGGAGTCGCCGTTGCCCGACTCATCGACATCGACGACGGTCCCCTTGACCATCTGCTCCACCGTGGACTCCAGCAGCCACATCACCAACTCCGGCACCGTCTGCCCGGCCGCCTCGGCCGCCTCGGCGAACTTGGCCGTCGCCGCTTCGCTGATCGTCAAAGTCATGTCCATCGTTTCACCGTCTCGCGTTGAAAGTGGCGGCCGCGCAGCTCGCGGGCAGTTGGGTTAACGGTTCTCGCCGCACGGCCGCCTGACTACCTGTGCCTGTTTCGGTTAGGCCGGACACCAGTCGTTGTCCAGACGGCTGGGCCTTAACAAAAGACCGCGGTTGTCCGTCCCGGTTGAATTTGTTGTTGACGGGACGGTCTGCGCCCGACGCCGGGAACACCCCGGCGCAACCGGCTTCGGCCTTGACGGGCCGGGATAGCTGATGAAAGGACGGCCGCCGGATGGCCCGGCCGTCCTTGTCACTGTGCTGAGGAATGGGTGGGGTTGGTTGTATGGTCATCATCCGGTAAACCGGCGGCCCTTGACGGGTCCGCTTCGATCTCATAGTTAGTCGAGACTTGGATCGCAAGTCTCGCGCAACTCGACCAGGAACGCGCTCAGCCGGTGCACGGCCGCCGCTAACTCTCTGGCCTGGCGCATGTGGCGCTCTGTCTCGGCCAGTCCGGCCCCCTGCTCCCAGCGCTCGGCCATGTGCGCCTCGATGGCCTCCATGTCGGCCGTCATCGAGGTCATGACAAAGTGGGCGTCGTCAAGGTGCGCTTCGGCCTCGGCCCGCATGATCTGCCGCCGCTCGGCGTGCTGGGTCTGGAGGGGCGTCGGCTTGGCCTCGACCCGCGCCCTTGCCTCGGCCGGTGGCAGCGGCGGGACGGAGATCGTCCGCTGCGGCGCAAACACACTGCGTAACCAGTTGGTCATTCGTTACGCTCCTGGGTGGGCCGTGGCGGCAGACGCGAGGTGTAACCGCGTCTGCCGATGGCCTCGGAAATGGAAGGCGGCGGTGAGTGGCCGACGCCCGAACAAACTCGCGGATAGAGAACACTCCCGCCCGGCGGCCGGATGGCCCCGCCGGGCAGAAGCTGCATTCACGCATGGGCATGGAAGATGTGGCATAAGGCCATCCGGTAAACCTCGGCTGTCAGCCGTCGATCTCGTTGTTGGGGCGCGATGCCGACTGCTGGGCATCGCGTGCTTTCTTCTCTTGAACCTGGCTGAGAAACACAATGGCCTCCAGCAGCCAGTCGGCCATGGACACCCCGGCCGTCGCCGCATATCGCTTGGCGATACGACGGCCGTCGATGGGCACGCGGACCAGCACGTGCTGCTGCTTAGTCGCCATCGTTTACCTCGTCCATCAGATCGCGGCCGTTGACCACGTACCACGCCGGGGCGCGATACGCCTGGCCATCGGTGCGCGTCCGGGGTATCCACTTCAAACGCAGCGCCCCGGCATCCTGGAGCTTGCGGATCAAGCTGTTAACCCGCGTCCGCCCCCACCCCAGCCGATCCCTGATCTCATCGGAGGTCATCGCGCCGTCCGGGTCCGGCCGGTCTTCGACCGTCGTCTCGGCCCGCAGCAGCGCCAGCAACTTCTCCTCGGCAAAGGTGACGGGTTGCGCTGTGTTGTCTTGTGTTCCTGATGGTTGCGTCATGTTGCAATTGTAACGTTTGCTACATGCCGTGTCAAGGACCAAAAGCAGAACGGCCCGCCTCCCCTGCCGGAAGACGGGCCGCTGGTGATGCGTTGGCGAGGCGGCCGTTATCCCCGCAGGCGGCCGATGAACCCGCGGACCTTGCCGGGTGTGGTGTCGGGCTGGTCGGCTTCGCGCGCTACGGCCGTCCGGCCGCCCTCGGCCATCTCGACCACGGCGTCCGAGAGCATGTCGGGCGTCCAGCAGTCATCGACGGTGATGGGCCACTCGGAGTAAACCTTGCGGATGGTGTCGTCGTAGCTGCCGTGGCGGCAGACGGTGTAGGCCCCGCCGACCGGCAGGAACCCGCCGCCGATGCGGTGGCCGAAGTGCGTCGCCAGTTGCCAGGACGGCGTGATGACGGCGCGGGTCGGGTAGTTGTCGGCCGAGTCGGTCGGTTTGTGGTTGTGGCCGCGCCAGGTGATCTTCGGGCACGGCAGCTCCAGCTTGGCGTAGCGCATCAGGATCGACGCGGCCAGCCGGTTGGCGTCGCCACCGGCCGTCCACTCGCGCATGTAGCCGTGGCCGGGATGGTGGGCGATGTCCATCGAGACCCCGCCGAACTTGCCCCAGAACCACAGCCACGAGTACGCGCCCTCGCGGTTGCGGATGACGTGGATGCCCTTGTGCTCGGCAATGCGCCGGGCTACGAGTTCGTCGAGCGCCCCGCCCAGGCCAACGTGGGCCTCGGTGCCGCGCGTGAACAGGAAGTAGTCGGCCACGGCCATGGCCGGGGCGAGGATATCAACGGCCGCGTCGATGAGCGTCGGCTCGAACTCGGTTAGCTGTTGGACGGTCGGGTGCCAGTTCTTGTCCACGGTCTCGCCGTTGACGACGGCCACCACCGGGTAGCCGGTGCGCTCCTTCTCGGCGGCGATGATGCCCCAGTAGCCGGTCCACTTCCCCCACAGCCACGCTTGCACCTGGCTCTGGAGCACGGTCTGCCCGTCGTCGGTGCGCCAGGACGGCGGCATCAGGCCGACGGTGCTCATGCCGTGCAGATCGCTGACGACCGGCACAATTGCGTTGTCTTGCAACATAGCTCTCCCCAAACTGTCTAGTTGACGCTATACAGGCCCGGTTCAATTCTGGCCCGCGTCACGTATGCGTCCGGCAAGCGGCCGTCGGGCAACGGCCGGTCGTCGGTCTCGTACCCCTTGGCGGTCGGATCGGCCGCCAGCCCGCTCTCGGCCAGCGCCGCACGGTTGTCTTCGGGTATCAGCGAGAGATGTATCTCGGCATCCAGCCGGGTCGCGTAAGCCGTGCGCTCCTCCCGGCCGTCCGCGTGTTGGCTGATGACCCACGTCACCGCCAGATCGGTCGCCCTTATATAAGGAAGGGCCGAAAAACGGCCCTTCGTGCGCTTGCTACTCATTTTGCGGCTTCGGTACCCGCAACGACTGGTTGGGGTAGATGAGCTGCGGTACGTCGATGCGGTCGCGGTTGGCCTCGAAGATGAGCGCCCACTTGAGATGTCCGCAGTATTCGTAGCACCCCGCGCCGCCGTACCATGCCCCGGCGATGTCCCACAGGGTGTCACCCGGCATGACGCGATGGACGCCGATCAACTCCGGCGTGGCCGTCGCGGGAACCACCGGCGTTTCCGTTGGTCTTGCGGTGGCGGTGGCCGTCGCGGTTGGCGGCCGTGGGGTCGGTGTGGCGGTCGCTGCGGTTGGTGTGGGCGTCTTTGTAGCCACCTCATCGACGGCCGCCGTGGGCGTGGCCGTCACCGTCGCGGTGGGCGGCACGGGGTCGGGCGACGGTCGTTCGCGGCACGCCTGGATACCGATGAGCAGGGCGATGACGGCGATCCCGAACAGTATCCATAGGTAGTTAGCCTTGGAATTGTCGTTCATCGTCGTCCTCCTCGTCGTCATCGAACGCCACTTCGATGAGACGTCCTCCGCCTAACTTCTCCGCGCCGTCCTCGATGGCGATGCTGGCGATGACCACGCCGACCAGCACGAGAATGAGGTCAACCAACTGGTCGGCCGCGATCTCGCCCCGGACGAACAGCACGATCCCGGCCGTCACGCCCATCGCCGCCAGCCAGAACTTCCGACTGTTGAGCAGCGAGACCATCCACGCCGGTAGTCGTTGTACTTTGTTGTTGTCCATTGCTTCTCCTTGGCCGCGCAGGGCGGCCGCATTCACACTAGCCTTCCTTACCAATTGCCTTTCGGTCGCAGTTCCTTGGCCGTCTCGATGAGCAACCCCAACTTGCCGCGCCGCTCGGCCGCGCCGACCAGCGCCCGCGCCCGGCCGGTCGCCGTGCGCTCGGCGATGTCCTCCGGGTCGATCTCCAGCCTCGTCGCCAGGTCGTTCATCTCCTCCACATTGAAGGCGCGCCGGATACGGTCGGCCAACTCCTGGGGACGGACGGGGACCGGCACCATCACCGCGTCCTCCGGTGCCCACTCCGGGTCGAGGCTGTGCCGCTTGAGTTGCTGCGTCAGGATCGACGCCCCTAGCTCCAGCGCCTGGACACGGCCGTTCACGACGGCGATGATCTGCCGGTAGCTGTCCACCTCGGCCTGGAGCCGGGCGTTCTCCTCGCGCAGGCGGGACACTTCGTCCTCCAGGTCGTCCATGCGGCGCAGGGCGCTGCTGTGCGCCGCCTCCATGTTGGCGTACATCGTCGCCGCCCGCTCGCGGATGTCCTGGAGCTTGTCCTCGAAGTTTTTGTCGCGGTCCGTCTCCCTGCCGATGACGACCAGCACCGTCCGCGCGGCGATGATGACGGCCGCCACGAGGACGACGGCGAACACGGCCAGTTGCAACCAGTCGGCGGTGGTCATGAGGAGCGGCGGAGCCTCCACGCCAGGACGATCAGCGCGGTCAGGATGGAGAGGATGCCCTGCAACCGCAGGGCGGCCGACCACAGCGTGCGGAAGTTGGTTAGCTCCAGAACGACGACCATGTAGAAGATGGTTCCGTTCAAGGCGTAGAACATCACCGGCAGCAGCGGCCAGCGCCAGCGCGGCCAGCGCCAACTGATCCCGGCCGCCAGCAGCAGCGCCGCCGTGAAGGCGACCAGGTCAATGGCTTGGATGATGTCGGTAATGCGCTGGATAGTGTGCACGCTATGCCTCTCCTCCCGTCAGGCCGGGGTTAGCCCCGCGATGACGAACGTGCTGCCGTCTGCCAGCCGCGCCATAAGCGACCCGTTGGTGCCAACATTGCTGTCGAAGTAGATCAGGATGCGCCCCTGCGCCGGGTTGCGCGGCCCCGGGTCGATCTCGATCTCCGCGCCGTCGAGGATCAACTCGTGGCCGTGCGTGTTAAGGTACATCTGGTTGTAGTCGTCATCGTCCGTTAGCTCCAGGTTGAGCGCCGTCTTGCTGGTATTGGTCACGGGCAGTGGGTCGCTCGGCGTCAGAATGTCCATGTAGACCGGCACGTAGTTGACCGTGATATAGTCCTGCCGCGCCAGGGAGACCGGCCCGATGTTGGTCGTCACCGTGAGCGTCACCGTATAGGTGCCCCAGTCGGTGTAGACGTGTACCGGGTCCTCCTCGGTGGACGTGCTGCCGTCGCCGAAGTCCCACTCGTAGCCGCTGACCGCCGCCCCGTTGGTGTTAGTAAGGTTGGTAAAGGTGACGGCCTCGCCCTCGTCGATCTCTTTCGGCGCGGCCGACCAGTTGACCAGCGCGTTGTCCGGCGCGACCGTGCCCTCGATGGCGAGGTAGTTGACGCCGACCGTCCGGGGCGTGGTCCAGTTGACGTCGAACCCATCCGCGTCCAGCGTCACCGCCCCGGCCAAGCGCACGGTGCCACCACCGTCATAGACTTTGATGCTGTTCTCGGCATGGCTCTTGGTGTCTGAGGTCGTTACCCCGTCCGTCGAGGCGATACCCGTGTAGTACGTCCCGGCGGCCGTCACGACGGCGATCCAGAACGCGTTGTTGTTGGGGTTATTGTTGGCCTGCGCGCCGGTAATGGACGGTATCAGCCCGCCCCAAAGGATAACGAGCGTTGGCGCGAAGCCAACGGTGTAGCTGGACGACCCTGCGGCGCTGGGAGCAAGGAACTGCCCCACCTTGACTGCGCCCATGCCGCGCACGCCCAGGGAGACGACCGGCTTGTTGATGTCGTTAGTGCTGACGGAGGCCGCCCCGGAGGCCACGTTGGCAACGTCAATATAGGCGCGTTTGCTGTCGGGCGACAGGTAGTTGAGCGACACGCCACCGCCGGTCCAGGAGTTGATGTCTGTCGCGCCCTGTACCGAGCGGCCGCGCCAGGCATGGTAGACCTGCGCCCCGGCCTCAGCAGCGCCCAGGCTCATTTGCGCCAGCCCCGTGACGTCGCCGAACGCCGACCATATCAGCGACAGGTCGCCGTCCGCCAGCGCATACGCGCTGCCCTTGGCCCTGGCCACGGCCGCCGATACCTTCGCCTGCGCCGACGCGCCGCCGAATGACACCACCGTCAACTGGTAGGCGGCCGGGAACACATGTGTGTACTCCAGTGTCACCGATCCCGGCCCGACGCTGGTCACCTGCGCCAGGCCGGTGTAGCCGTCGGCCGTGCTGTGGCGAGCCAGAACCCTGCCGACGACGTGGCCGCTGCGGTCGTCGATGGCCGCCACGTTGTCGCGACCGCCAATGACTTGGGCGTACTGCGCGGCGGGCGTCCACACGCCGATACACAGGTGCGCGTTATCGGCCTGCGTGCCCACCGTCGGCGCGCCGGATAAGATGAACAGCAGCGCCAGCGGCGTCTTGGTGCCCAGGCCGGTGATCGTCTGGCTGCCGGTCGAGGTGCGCGTCGTCGCCCGCGCGGCCGCCACGCCGCCGCTCCCGCCGCCGCTGGGCGGTTCCGTGGCCGGGATGACGGTGATCGGCGATCCCGTCTTGGTCGCCTGCAGGCCGTTGTTGTCGTAGACCGTCAGGCTCGGCGTGTAGACCCCCGGCGTGCTATAGACGTAGGTCGGGTTCTGCACGGTCGATGTCGCGCCGTTCCCGAAGTCCCACAACCAGGCGGTCTTGGTGCCGGTGCTGACGCTGGTATCCACGAAGTTGACCGTCAGCGGCACCTCGCCCGATGTGGCCGACTGCGAGAAGTTGGCGGTCAACTCGTCGCCCGGGTCGGTAGGCGTCCCGCCGAACTCCCACGCGCCACAGTCCCGCGCCGCGCCGCGCGCCGCGCCGGAGATGTCAGTCGTCACGGATGGCGGGGTGACGCCCCCGGCCGACCCGGACGCGGCTTTGTTGATCGCCGGGCTAGTGGATTGCAACTGGGCGAACTGGATGCTGTTACGGATGCTGACCGGCGTGAAGGATGCCCCCTTCTTGTTGCAATTCGTGGCGGGCAAGGTGAAGTTGGGGTTGGTTAGCCGAGGGTTAGCGTAGACATCGCCCGCCCCTCTTGCCGAGGACGGCGGGGTGCTACGCCAAACGTTGTTGCGGAAGGTGTATTTGTCCGTCCCCTTCGCCGTCACCGCGCCCCCCAGCACCTCGATGACGTTGTTTTCGATGAGCGCCTTCGGGTTGGCGTTGGGGGGTGCGCCTCCAAGGTCAATGGCGAATTTGGCGTCGGCGGTGGCAATAATGGTGTTGAACCCGAAGTACAAACCGTCGACCTGCGTTCTGTAGTTGCTGCCGTTGTTTCGTATCTGAAAACCGCGACGAACCCCGATGGCGATGTTGTTGTAATACCTTGCGGATAAGGAGGGCAGGTCGCTGCTAGCCAGCCGCTTGCTCTCATCGCCAAACACGAACCCGTCTGCGGTATCACCGCTGGATCCCGTAAAGTCGGATGCGGCGGCGTCCCACCAGGCGATGTTGTTCCGAAAGGTGGCGTCACGGCCGCAGTTGGCATAGAAGGCCAGATGGTAGTTCGTGGAACTCTCGCAGGACTCGACGACGACATCTATTGAGCCGAAGCCCGCCGCGATACCCTCCCCCCAGTTGCATTGGGAAATGACGCGACGCACGGTAACCCGCTCGGTTCTGTGATTGATGTCGGTTTGGGCCACCAGAAACGCAACGGGGACGCCCGCCGGTCCGACGGCGAGGGAATCCGGGTCAAACAACTGCAGGCCGCACCGCGTACAGGCGCAATCTTCGACCAAGGTGTCATTACTGAAGATGCGCCAGCCGCCGCCGTAGCAGTAGTCCACGTGTACGAACTTGATGATCGCGTCGTGGCCGTCCAACGTTGTCTGAAGCCCCTCGCCCGGCGCATATCTAATGACAATGCCGTACTTGGTCTTGCCGTTGAGCGTCACCCCGCTGGCCTCGATGTTCACGAGGTTTTGGTATCCACCGGCGTTCCATGTGCCCGTCCCCCAGCTGCCTTGGTCCGGCCGGTAGGTCTGGTTGTTGTTCCTCCAGGCGGTCGTGTTGGTATAGCCGCCCTCGATATAGACCGTCCCGGCAGTGCCGTCGTGCTCCCAAGTCGAGTTCGGGGTGCGGATTGTCAGGCGTTCGGAGTAGGTGCCCGGTGCGATCTTGACGGTATCGCCGTTGCTGATGGAGCTTGCCGCCTTACTCAGCGTCTTCCAGGGTGACCCGGAGGACCGGCCGTCGTTGCTGTTGTTACCGCTGGGTCCGGCGTTGACGTAGTAAGTTGTCACTCGCTCACCTCCGACCAGAAGTAGTGCGAACGGCCGCGTAGCTCTATGCTTTGCAGTTGGAATACCCGACCGTCCTCGGCCGTGCGCCGGACGGTCGGCGTCGTGCTGGGCGGGGTGATGGTGCGCCGACGTAGCTCGGCCACCTGGCGCTTGAGCGTTTCCATTTGGTCGATGATGTTGTCCGGGATCGCCACCCGGTCGATCCGCCTTGATCCTCGTGCATTCATGTGTAGCTCCCTATCGGTTGTTGGCGAGGATCAGGCGGCAGACACCGTCGGCCGGCCGAAACTCTCGTCCCAACACACGGGCGGTCCTGTCATCGCCGCCGCCCATCCCATACTCGCCGAATAACTCGACACTCACCGTGTCGCCGACCTGGTAGTCACCGAAGGTTGCCGGTGGCAGGTTAAGCGCACTAAGCGAGATAGCCCGGTAAGGTTCGCGCATCTCGGCCAGGTCTGCCGTCGCCATTTTCTCCAACGTCGGCGCGTCGTTGACGCTGGCGATATGGACACCCTGGCGCAGGCCATAGCGTTTGATGCTCCTGTCGTCCAAGACGGTGACCACGGCGCGAGCGTCGTTGGCCGACGGGTCCCATGCCCCGTCCCCGGCCGCGTAGGTGAGGTGGTTGATGATCGGCCCCTGGGTCGTGACCTTCGGCCGGTCGGTGTTGACCCCCTGCACCAGCGCCACGCGCCCGGAAACGTCGCGGCCGATCCGCACCCCGACCTCCATGATGAACGAGATCGAGTCGGTGACGACCGGCGTCATGCGGAACTCCAGCAGCGGCCAGATGTCCCGCTCGAATACGTCGTAGAGCGCCTCCAGGTGGTACTCCTGGGTGATCGTCGTCTCGCCGCTGTCATGGACGATCAGCACGATCCCGGACAGCGCGCCCGCATTGGCGGCCGTCATGAGCGCGCTGACCACGCCGCCCGCCGTCACCTTGGCGAACTTGACGTGGCGGCCGGTGTAGCGAGAGCGCAGCAAGTAGCTGGACTCATAGGCCCGCCAAGTCGTCGTTAGCCCGTCGTTGTCGGTGGGTACGTCGATCACCCCGCCCCATACCGGCAGGCCGTTGTCGATCTCCAGCGCGATCCGGCGGCCGGGCTGGATAAGGCCGGAGCGCACAGCGGGGTCGTTGGACGGCAGAACGAACTCCGCGTCGCCGTGACGGCTGATCAGCCAAGAGACGTGCTGCAAGTCGGCGGCGATCTCCCCCAGCAATGTCCCGGAATTGGCGTCGCCGATAAGGGTGCGGATCGGTGCCAGGCCCACCCGGCGGTCGCTGATCTCCCTGCCGTAGATCGGCGTGACCGGCCGCGGCAGGACGATGAGGTAGTCCTTGGGGAATTCCGTCACCCCACCGATTCGGCGACGACGGATGTACAGTAGGTCGGCCATTAGACGATGATGAAGGCGTCACCTACACCGGGCGCGCCGGGCAGCGCCGACGCCAGGGTGATGAGCGTCGAGGTGGACGCCGAGATGACCTGCGAACACCCCGTGCGCGCGCCGGTCGTAAAGTAAACGATTCGGCCGATGAGCGCACCGGTGCCATAGGTGCCGCCGAGAGAGACCGGGAACGCCGTCGAGGTCGGGGACCCCGCCGCGACCACGCTGATAACTGGCGCTTCGTTGGCCCGCCGCAGGACAGCCGCGGCCGTCGCCGATCCGTTGATCGACGTGACGTTGGCCGGGTATGTGTTGAACGGGTGGGCGTAGCCGGTCGCACCGTCGTAGGCTTTGCGCAAGTTCTGCGCGGCAGAGGTGTTGTAGTTGATCTGGTACACGTTGGCATCGATAGAGCTGCCGGGAAAGTCGTAGCCGGTCACGCCGTCAAACGCGTTTACGAGGTTCACTATGTAGTCGGGAACCAGCGGTCCGTCCCAGGCGATGGAGGCAAGCTCCGTTTTGAGGCGAGAGCCGCCGAACATCGCAGCATGCCAATCCGAGGTGAACAGCAAGCATTCATGCCAGACCGGGGCCGCCCCGGTTGCGACGGCCGAGAACGTCACGTTCAGGGAGTTTGCGGGGCTTCGGGTGAGGTCTACGCTCGACAGCGGCACGTTGTACCATGCGCCTCCGAGGTGGGTGATGGTGCCAGTGCTGTCTCGCGCCACTCGCCCGTTTGGTGTGATGCGGTAGACAGTGATGCTCCCGGCCAGCCCGGTCATGAGCGATCCGTCGGTGATGCTTTGGAACGGCCCCATGACGATACTGCCGGAAGTTGAACTCAAGTACTGAGTCACTATTGCACTCTCCTGCGCCGGTCGGCGCTCATAAGGGCGGCCAAATTGCCGCTCTGGTATTCGATCTCCACACTCCAGATACTTGAACCGTTGTCGTGGGCATAGATGCGCAAGTTGACGCCGCCAGCACAATCGCCTTGCAGGGCAATTGGCCCACTCCACCCCGGCAGCGACGTGATCTCTTGGACAATGCTTGTTATGTCGATGCTGCGCTTCCCACCTCCCACACTTGATCCCACATCGGATGCGCTGGCCGCAGTCGGCGTGCGGCTGCTGATGTTATAGTCGGCCGTGGTAAAGACTGCGGCAGAGTTCGCAGCCTCCCCATACCATGTCAAGTTGGGTGTGTCATACCCGGTGCCCCTGGGGTAGTAATGCAACGTGGCCGCCGTTACCTTGCCGGGCAGGTCGCTCGCATAGGCCGTCGCGTCAACCCACAGACCGGACCAATGCAGACCCGAGGTTAGAATGAGTTCGGTGTCGCTCACCGACACCACGCCGGTACCTATCTCGCGGGCGTCATGAGCGCTGGCCGTGGGGAATAAAGTGATGGTTTCCACTTAGCGGTATACCTCTCGCCAGCGGGTGGTCAGTGTCAGGCCCGTCAGGCCCGGCTCTGTCACCCGTAGCAAATTCGTCCCCGGCACGAGTCGCAGCCATTCAGGGCGCGCGCTATTGCGCCGGACGGCCTGATACTGGTTCGTCCCGCCGTTGTCATACGTCACGGTGTACCGCTGGGTGTCTATGACCAGCGTCTTGCCGGGCTCCATCGGCAGCCGGATAGTCAGCGTTTCGCCGGTCGTGACGTTGGTCAGTTGGGTGTTGGCGTCATACATCGTGGCGGGCGGGTACAGGGTGACGGTCATGTCGTCATTCGCGCCGTTGCCGAAGCCGACCCTTACCTCGGACAAGTAGATGGACATCGCGCCCCGGCCAAACGCCTTGAGGGACAGCGTGCGCCCGGCCTCGTGTGGGGAGAGCGGCGTGGTCGTCCCGCTGTAGTTCTTGACCAGGGTGATACTACCCGCGCCCGCGTCGATAGGTCCCCCCTCTGGTACGGTCGGCTGCGGCAGCGAGAACGCCGTGCGCTCCGAACCGGTGCTGTCCGCAGTTACGAAGTTGATCCCCCAGTAGTCGGCTGGGGTCTGGGAGCGCCCTAGCGATCGCATTATCTTCCCCACGCCAACCACGCCAAAGGAGATGACCGGCCGTGCCAGGGGCATGGTCCAGCGCGAGATGCCGCTTAACTCGTCGTCGTCAATGCGGATACCGATGTTCTCGAAAGGCGACACCAGGGTGCCGGACGTCGGGTCACTAAATAGCGAATGCCCAAAGGTCGTCAAGACATTGTCCCACTCCGCCGCGCGCGGGTTGGATGCCTCACCGAAGGTCGTCCACTTCCACGACGCATTGCTGCTGGCGGTGAGGTCGATCATCGGCTTGCGCGCGTCGTAGCTGTAGTACCCGTTGCCGAGCGGGATCGTGTCCTCGGTGAACTCGGTCTTGTTGGTCGTCCCCGGGCCATAGGCAATGATGATGTTGTTCTGGATCGCGATACAGGACGCGCCGCTGGAGTGCGCCCCGGCCGTGCTGCCGTGCCGCGCCCGCGCTACGCCGAGCAGCGTGGCGCGGCCTGGGTCGCGGCCTTTATAGGTGAATAGCTCGGTGCCGATCATCAGGATGCCGGTCTCCGGCCACTGGTCGATGCTCTCGCGCAAGATCAGCGACGTCGGCTCGTCCCCGGACGAGAGCGGTCGCTCGGCCTCCCCGTCCCAGCCGGACAGCCGGTTCTGGCGACCGGCCTCGAAGTCGAGGTTGACCCAGACCTTCGTCGTGGTCGTGTTAAAGCCGACGATCCAGCGTCGCACCTCAACGCCGTTGACGAACACCGTGATGTTGCTCGCGGCTGACACCTTGCCCGCCGTCACCAGCGCTGCCGTGTCGAACGAGGCGTTGGTGATGTCCACCGGCCAGCCCTTCGTCGCCGTGCCATACCAGCGCACGGCCGCGAACTGGCGCTCGGTGAGGTTGCTGCCGCTCTTGGCGGTCGTGGGGGTGATCTCGTAGATCGGGTCGGTGTCCAGGTCGCCGGTGACGGTCAGCATCCGCGTCTGGCCGCTGGCGGTCAGGTTCCAGGTATCCACCGTCTCCTGGACGCTGGCGAACTCCTGCTCCTCGGCCGCCAGGAGGGAGAACGCGAAAGAGAACGCACCCTTGCCCATGACCTGATCCGGCTGGCGGCAGATGCACATCAGGAACCGCTCGTTGCTGCCGTTATCGTCGGAGATGACCAGCGCCCGCGCCTCGCGCCGCGTGTCAAACGCCGCGAACAGCGCCCGGCGCGCCGCGTCCACATCGACCCCCACGCCGTCAATGGCGACCTCCAGCGGCGGCAGCGCAAACACGGTGTAGTTGATGGCCGTGGCGATGGGCGGGCGGCCGTGGCGGCTGGCATAGGCCACCTCGCGGCCGGGCTGCTGGTAGGAGGTGGGGAAACTGGCGGTGTAGGTGGCGTTATTCAAAGCCAACCCGCCGAAACTCACGATCTTCATTGTGACACCCCGTATAACTCCTCAATGAACGAACTGAACGGCGTGTCGCGATGCACGCTCACGCCACCGTAGATATAGAGGTTGCGGTTGTTGTAGTTGTTGGCGACCGCCGCGCGCAGCATGTCGGCGCTGCGGTACAGGTCCTTGCCCAGGAACATCGAGGCCATGTCGCCGCCGCCCCGGATGCCCTTCTCCAGCCCGGCCATCATCTGGTGCCCGATCTCCGCGAAGACGGTGGATGGCGAGTGGATACCAAGCTCCTCCTCGGCCGCGCCGATGATGGACTGCATGACCTCCATCATGACCGCCATCAGGCTATCCATGTCGGCGTCGAGGCCCAGCGTCAACCCGGCCAGGATGTTGGCGTCCAGGCCGTTGTCCCGGATGAGTTGCAATAGCTCCAGCTGCGTTTGCAGGAAGGAAAGCTGCGCTTGGCGCTCCTGGTATTCGAGAATTTTCTTCTGCTGTTCGGCGTACTCGGCCTCCAGGCGGTTGCGCTCGTCGGCCAGCCGGATCGCCTCCTCCAGTCGTCGCTTGGCCTCCGGGTTGTTCTGGTAGACGCTGCGCGCCCGCAGGTTACGCAGCGCCTCGGCCGCCTGCGCCGGGTCCATGTCATTGATGTTGTCGATGACCGTATCGCTCCAGAACGGCGCGAGGGCGTCCACGGCCGTCTGCAAAGCGTCGGACGCCTTGTCGATATCCGGCGACAGGTCCGGCATGGCGCTCATGAAGCTGTTGAACAAGCGACTGGCGCTGTTACCCAGGGCCACGATCTGCTTGGCGACGGTGTTCTGCCCGTCCACCAACTCCCGCTCGATCCCGCCAACCATCGCCGCGCCCAGCGCCCGCCCTAGCTCCCGGTACTGCGCGATGGGCGACTTGGCACCCCCCTTGCCGCCGCCGACGCTGCGGTCGTCGCGGACCGGGTCGGGATCGTCGCCGGTCCCACCCCCACCGCCGCCCCCGCCGCCGCCATTGTTGTTCGGCGGGTTGACCACTGTGTCCAGGTAAGCGGTATAGCTGGAGTGACCGTAAGCCTCCAGCGCCGCGTTGAGCGTATCGAGGTCGGTCCAGGCTTTGTCGTCGTCCAGGTAGAGGTAGGCCGTGGCCTCGGTGCCGTTGTACTCATCGACGGCTTCCTTGAGGCCGCGCGTGTCCTCCTCGGCGTCGTTGGCCGAGTCCCCAAACTCGCCCACGGCCTCCTTGGCGTCGGCCATGGCGGGCGGGATGTCGCCGGTCGTGGGGATGAACTCACCGTTCATCTGGGCAATAAACGAGTCCAGCAGGTTCATCGCCACGTCGATGGACATGCCCCCGGCAATGAGGACGCCTAGCTCCTGGATGCGGGCGAACAGTGCGGCCGCCTTGAGCGCCGCCTCGCCCTGGGCCTCGGTCATCTGCCCCGTGGCGACGCCAAGCGCTACCAGCGCCGGGGCGTTGGCCCCGGCCGCCTGCGCCTGCTCGAAGAGCGCCGTCCGCGCCGCGTTGACGTTGACCGTCATGCCCTGCTGCGCCGTGCCGACCTCGGTCGGGATGGAGCGCAGCGGCTCCATCAGCCCGCCGTAGTAGGCCATCTCGGCGTTGGCCTCTTCGAGGGCATCGTTGACCTTGTCCTGCTCCATCCCGAAGGTGCCGATCCCGTTGGTCAGGTCGCGGACCTTGTCGGCCGCCTTGTCATACAGGTCTTGGTACTCCTGGAGGAGCGCTGTCTGGTCGTTGGTCGGCCCGGCGACGACGAAGGACACCTGCCGCTCCGGCGTGACGAGCGGGTCGTCTGCGCCGGGCAGGTCATTCATGTAGTCGGCCGAAATGGAGTTGAAGGCGACCGACAGCGCGGTGACGGCCTCGGCGGCCATGCGGGCGCGGGCGGCGACGACCTCCTGGGCGAAAGCGGCGTCGGCCAGGGCCGCCTCAAAGGCGCGGGTCTCTTCGGCCGTCTGCCCGACGTACTCGCGCCAGTCCCATATCTCACCGGCCGCTTTGTGGGTCTCCCCGCCCAGGTGCGCCATCTCCTCGGCGTTGCCGCGAAGCTGCGACGTGTAGCCGCTGACCTCTGCGGCGACGGCGGCCGTGTTGGTTTTTAGACCGGCCGTCATGCGGATGTAGGCGGCCAGGGAGATAGCGCCGTTCTCGTACAGCTTGTTGATCTGCGTTTGGAGTTCGAGCTGCCGGGTCGCGCCTTCGGTGTTGCCCCCCTGGGCCATTAGCACCAGTTCGTTGTACCGCTCCTGACTGATGGCCGCCTCGTCCAGCGCGGCCTTCAAGATGATCAGCGTATCGACCTCGAGCTGGGCCGCCTTGTAGCCCTCGGCCGTCGCGCTGGCCTCGACGAGTTCGTTGTAGCGCTCGCGGCTGATGGCCGCGTTGTCGAGCGCCTCTTTCAGCTTGTACAGCAGGTCTAGCTGGTCAAACGCGCCGACGTCGATGATCTCGCCGGTGCGGTGGTTAATGTTCGACCCCCGCGACGTGTTGCGAAGCTCCTCATAGCGTTCGAGGGTGATGATGCGGTTCTGGAGCGCCCGGTCCAGCTCATCGGAAAACCCGGTGGAACGCGCCAGGCCCGACGTGACATTGCTCAATGACTCGATCAGTCCGATGTTGTCGGCCAACTGCACGGCCGCGATCTTCATGGCGTTGGTCGAGTTGGCCCAGCCCGCCTCGAACTTTTGCAACTTGCCGGCCGACGTCTCGGCCGCGCTGCCCAGCAGTTCCAGCTTCTTCTCACCGGCCTCGATGACCGCCATCTGGAAGGCGTCCTGCGCGGCCATCCCCGAAGCCTTTAGCTCCTTGAAGCGGCCGGTGACCTCCTCGACCGACAGCCCCAAGGCATCCAGGCGCATGGTGGACTGGTTGGCGAGCGTCAGCGTTAGCTGTTGCATGTTCCAGCCCAGCTGACCCGCGACGGACGTCAGTCTCACCGCCTGGTCCTCGGTCTTGGCGAAGCCGAGGTTCATCATGTCGGTCGCCGAGGCGATCAACTCGGCATCGGAGATCATGCCCCCGGTCGCCTCGCGCAATTTACCCAACAGCGAGTCGGCCGTGGTGCCGATGCTGGCCGTCAGGTTGTCGAAGCGGCTGCGGGCCAGCTCCAGCGCCGCGCCCTCTTTGATGGTCGAGTAGGCCATCTCGGCCGCCTTGGCGACCGTGCCCAGCGCCAGACCGACGCTGCCGACGGTCAGGCCCAGCGCCGCCAGGTTGGGGTTGGCGACCTTGCCGATGTTCAGCAGCGACTTCTCGGCCTTCTTCGCGCCCTTCTCGACGTCGCTGGAGTCTAGGCGAATTTTGCCGTCAACTTCGATGACTGTCGTCATGGTGGTTAGTCGCCTCCGGCCAACATGCGCCAACTGCCGACTTTGCGGCCGTCAGGCAGCGTCTCGCCCGGCCGCTTGTCGGCCACGGACGGCGGGGTCTCCCGCGCCTCCTGGGCGGCGCGTTGGGCGGTGATGAGCGTCACATAGTCCAACTGGTACGCCTCCCAGCTATTGGTGATCCCCAGTATCTGGCTCGGCCGCTGGTGATACGTCGTCGCCAGCCAGTGCAGTTCCAGCAGGTTCTTGCTGTCCCGTACGAAAAGGTCCCAGCGACGACCCCGGCGTCGCTGCGGCGGCAATGATGAGCTTCTCCGTGGCGAAGAAGACGTTGACCGGCAGGCTGTCCTCGCCGCCGTGCTGGGTGATCGGTGGATCGACGACGGCCGCAATGACCACCCGATCCAGATAAGGCATGACCTTCTGGATCGCCTCCGGCGTCAGGCGTTGCTCGTCGTCGGCCAGGTCCTTGAACTTGCCGTCCACCTCCGCGATGAGCGGCACGGGGATGCCGCCCGTCAGCAACAGGTCGTGGAGGTCCACCTGCCGGATCAGGATCGACCCGAAGTGGACCTCCATCTCCTTGAACAGGGCCGCCCTGGCCGCTTCCAGTCGTTCGGACATAGATGCTCCCTTTGGCCCGACCCCGCGCCCTCGCAGGCGCAGGGTCCGGTTACACTAGCTGGTCGGCAGCGTCGTCGCCGTCTCGTTCTGGATGATGCGGGCCACGCCGTTGGTGCCGTCGTCCACCACGCGCAGGGAGAACGACGGGGAGTAGAAGCCGTTCTCGCGCAGCTCCACCGCCCCACCGCTCATCACCTTGCACTTCGCCAGCAGGACATGCAGGCCGTCCCCGTTCTCGCTGACGCTTTGGCCGTACAACTTGAAGTAGGGCATGTTGTCGCCCGCGCTCAGCTTCATCGTCGTGGTCTCGTTCGGCGACGTTCCGCCCACGGTCAACGTCCGGCCGAACATGATCGCCATGGCCGCGCTGGACAGCGCTCCGGCCGTGACATCGGCCGTGCCGCCAACGATGAACGAGATGACCGACAACAGACGGTCATCGCCATACTGCTCCCCGCCGCGGAACTCCGGCTTGAAGCTCAACTCCTGACCGCCCAGCAGGTCCTCCTGCAAGGTCCCGGCCAGGTTGGTGACCTTGAGGTCACGCAGACCGAACACAAAACTACCGTACGCTGCATTTGCCATGATTCAACTCCCTTTTCCCCATCGCTCTGTGGCGACTGTCTATAATTGACCGGCCGCCTCCGCGACCCAGCCCTTGACCTCTTCCCGGCTGGCCCCGCTGCCGGTCGCCAACCGCTCGATCCCTTCCTCGTCCAACGCCGCCAGCGCGGGAACCGACGTCACTCCCAGCGCCGCGAACTCGGCCTCACGCTCACCGACGATGTCTCGCAGAAGCGGCTCCGCCTTCGTCTCGGCCTCACCGCCCCCGGCGGGCCAGACAATGTTGTCCACCCCGATGCCCAGGATGTCGGCGATCCGCTGCCGGATGGCTGCCGACGGCCGCTCCGCCAGAAAGTAGTTCGGCGTCGGGTAGGTCAGCAGGTTGGCCGCTGTCTCCAGGTCAACCGCCTGCACCCAGCCCGTCGCCTCCGAAAACTCGTACTCGCCGACCATGCGGACCCACGGCCCCACGGCCGCGCGCACCAACACCGTGTCTTTGTCTTGCTTCTTGCCAGCCATTAGCCGACTCCCAGCCGCTGCACAGCCACCGTCGTCGAGGTCACCGCGTCGTAGTCCCAGTAGACGTAGCCGTCTGCCTGGACATACGCCGACCGCCCCAGCGGGATGAACAACTCACCCCCGACCGGGACCGGCGTGGCGACGCGGTCGGCGATAGCCAACCCATCGACCATCCCCGGCGTCAAGATGGTGATCGCCCGGTTCTGCGGTGCCTTCACGTGCAAAAATAGGTCCTTCGACCAGACCGCCTTGTGACCGTCAGCGTTGGCGGCCGTATACGTCGCCGCGCCCCCGGCCGTGGGCATCAATTCCACTGTTACCGCTGTCCTTGCCATATCGTTCTCCCGTTCGCTCTACTCACCCGCCGCAACCGTCTGCAACCGCGCCGGGCAAAAATTAGCGCCACCTTGACTTCGTGACGTCAAACCGCACCTGGCGCATCGGGCAGCCCAGCGCCTGGTCTTCCAACTCGCCGGACACATACGACGTGCGGGCCTCGAAGAAGGCCCCGACGATCTGCGTCCGGTCCACCAGCGCGAGCACCCGCTCCAGCGCCGTTCCCAGCAGGTCGAGGTTGTCCCGGTGGTACAAATAGACCGAGACCCCCTCCACGGCCGCCCGGCCGCCGGGTCCAGCGGGGAACTCCCCATCCGACTTCACCAGCGCCGTCCCCTTGATCTGACCGAAGTCATCAAAGGCGTCGGCCGCGTTCTGGCGCGTGATCTCCGACTTGCGGTGTATCCCGCCGTCCAGCAGCGCCGTCAGGTCCACATCGGCCCGCAGCACATCGGCGATCCGGTCAGCGTTAGATGCCACCCAGCGCCCTCCGCAACTCACCCGCCAACTTGTCCTGCAAGCGCGGGATGGTCCAGTAAACGGCCGGAACGATGACGGCATACCGGCCGCCGTGGGCCTTCTCCAGATAGATGCCGTAACTCACCTGGTGCCCCATGACCAGAAGCGTCGTCGTGTCCCCGATCCGGTCCGCGGCGGCAATAAGACCCTTGCGCGCATCGCCGGTGATGTCGTTCCAGGAGCGGTTCTCCTTCATCCACGCTTCCGACTCGCGCGCCATGTCAACCATCGCCCGGTAGGCCCCGGTCTTCATCGCCTCGCCGATGCGCCGCGCCTTCGCGGCCGCCATCTCCGGCGTCTTCGTCCACTCGATGGTTACGCCACCGTTGCCTAATTTAGCCACGGGATGTCCTCCTCGGTGACGACCGACGCCTCAAAGCCCATCGTCTGGAAGTACAGCACCGCATCATCGGCCGCGGCGCGGTCGGCGTCGCTGCGGCCCTCAAAGCATCCGGCGTCGGCCGTCGTAGCCTGCAACAGCGCCCGCAGTATCGGCGGGCCGGACCACTCCAGGCGGTGAACAGTTGCGTACTGGTCGTCGATCATGATCGTCACCGACATCGTTACCCCGCCCCGGCGACCACCCGTCGCCAGATCAGCGTACAGCGGCATCCGGGGTCCGTCGGCGGCCGCATGGCCCCGTCGCCCGGAAAGGCGTTGTCCATCGGCACCCAGTCGGCCCGGCCGTTGACCACATGCGCCGGGCGAACCTTGCCGTCCCCGGCATTAAGCCACTTCTTCTCGAACGCATCGCCCAGGGCGCGCTGCCGTTCAATGCGCGCCCACTGGCCACCCTCGTAGGCGTCGCCGATCTCGTAGGCGGCGACGGCCTGGGCGCGGCTGCGGAACTTTTTGGACGGGAACAGCGGCGGCCCGGCGAAGTCGGCGAACTTACCCTCGATCTGCTTGCCCAGCTTCTTCCAGTCCGCGCCCTCGCGAACGGCCGTGGCGATCATCCGGTTCAGCTCAGCCCGCGTCGTCTCGTTAATGCCCGTCACCCGCGCGGCCGCCCGGTTGCGGGCGTACGCCTGCGCGTCGTCCGAGCCGAAGCCAAACCGCGTGTCGATCTGCGCTATCGGCGAGCCGATGACTACCGACTCCGCCCCCGACAAAAACGCGGCGGCCATGAAGCCCACCAGAATGGCGCTCAGCGCCGATGGGCTGCCGGGCGGGGGCTGCGTGTTGTCCGGCCAGGCCAGCCAGTCGGGATAGTCCTCGAACATCGCTTGCGCCAGCAGGAACTCCCACTCGGCCGGACTCAGGTCCTCCCGTAGCGGCCGAACGTCTGACCCGGCCTGCTCGTCGAGGACACCGCGCATGGCGGCCACCTCGGCCGCGTTGCGGTCAAAGCGGTCGGCCATCGTAGACAGCGCCTTGACGACGGTCCGGCCCTGGGCCATGAACCATCGGGCAACCTGCTTCTCGAAGCGCGGCAACACCGCGTCCACCGCCAGACGACGCTCCACAGCGGCCGCATCCTCGAGATACAGCGCCAGCGCCCGGCGCGTGGCCGGGCCGCCGTGGGCAGAGATGGGGCTGACGGCCGTGTTAAACACCGAACGCCTCCCCCAGCCGCGTCACAAGCGCGTTGACCGCATCGGTCGTGTCCCGGTGAGCCAGCCGCATCGCCTCGGCCGTCGCTTCTATGTCGGCCGCGTCATCATCGGCCGGGTCGGCATCAGGGGCGGGGGTGGCCGGCAACTCGCCGCGCAGGGCCTCCAGGGTCATCGTCGGCGGCAGATACCGCGAGACGGCGGCCCAGATGGCCTCCCATGACCAACCGGAGAACAGCATCGCCTGCGTCGCCTCGGCCAGCGCCTTCCACTGTTCCGGCGTCATGGTGTCCTTCTGCGGCCAGTTGACGCTGTACGTGTAGCTCTCCGGCAGAATGCCCGCCAGCAGCCATTGCCGCTCGATGATCGGCAGAATGAGTTCATCGGCTGCCCACTCGCGTATTTGCGCCAGGGTTTCGGCGTACTGCTCGCGCTTGTCGCCGAGCACGTCGCGGTTCAAACTCGCGCCGTAGGCCAGCAGCTCCAGCGGCACCGACGACGCGGCCGACCACGTCTGCAAATGGTGCTCGATGTCGCCCATCTCCCCCAGCCGGGCGTCACCCTCGATGACCTTAATGCCGCCGTCGAAATTGTTGAAATAGTCGGCCACGGCCGCGAACGGCGCGTCCAGCACGTCGCGGTTCGCTTCCTTGTAGGCTTCCACCTCTTCAAGTGACGCGCCGATGAGCGAGTGCTGGTAACGCACCCCGGCCCGCGTCTTGCGGCGCACGGCCACGTCCCGCTCGCCCTCGCGCACCCGCTTCCACGCGCCCAGCGCTGACTCGAATTCCGGCGACCCGTAGCGGCTGTTGGTGTCATGGTCCCAGCGGGCGTGGACGATGAGAAACTGCGGGAACACAACGGCATCGTCGGGCACACGGCCGACGGCGATAGTCATCGTGTCGCCCCAGGCGAACGCCTGCAGCGGGTCAGGGAAGCGGTCGAACTCATCACTAAGACGGACCATCTGCAGCGTCGGCTTGCGCGTGATCTCGACGATCTCCGCGTCGCGGCTGATGCCCAACTCCAGATACGTATCGCCCTCCTTGGCCGTCATCCGTATCCACCGGGCCAGCTCCCGCTCCAGTCGCAGGCGACGGATCGTGTCGATGGCTATCTGCTGCGCCTCTTCGGCGCGCGGGCCTTCGGTCACGGTGATGCCGAAGCCGCTATTGACCACATCCCGCGCCAGGGCCGTCAGCGCCGCCTTGGCGCGCGGGTCGGTCTGGTACATCTCGCGGCACTCGCGGATCACGGCCGTGCGGCCCTGCGCCGCCGCGAACTGCTCGTAGAGCGACGACGGCCGGTGGGGCGGGCTGATCTCCCGGCTGGTGTTGGGCGGGACCGACTCGCCACTGACCAGCACCTTGCGAATGCGATCCAGCATGCTCGCCATTGCTACTGCTCCAGCTCCGCCTGCGCCTGGACGAAGGCGCGCCGATCCGGGTGGACCAATACCACCCGATAGCGCGCGTCGTTGATCAGCCAGACGTCGTCCACCTGAATGTCCAGACCGGCCGCGCCGACAATGGTCGCCTGGGCCATCGCCTGCTGGGTGTACGCGCCCTCCTTGCGGCCGCCGGGGCCGGAGAGTGCCACGCGCACCTTCTGGGCGGGCATCGTCACCCCGCCGCGCCGCGAGACGGCCATGAAGCCGTACTCATCGACGATGGCGGCCACATCGTCGGCAATGGTCGCCAGGTCCTGCGCCGTCAGCGTCATAGGTACTCCTCGGGCCGGTAGTCGCCGCGCACGCCGACCTTGCCGTTGATGGCCGCCACGGCCGCCAGGTACGCATCCTCGGCCGTCGCCGCCTGGGTGCTGTAGGACGACCCCGCGTCCTTCTTGTCCACCCGCACGTCGCCGATCTGGTAGGCGAAGCCACCGGCCGAGCCGTTGCCCATCTGCCGCAGCAGCACCGCCTGCGCCTTGAGCATCAGCGCGCCCTCGTAGTCGTCGGGCAGGCCGAGAAAGGCGTCGCTGCCGCCGTCATACGGGAACCCGGCCATGTAGATGAACTGGCGATCCAGCGTGTATTGCGGCGTCGGGAAGAACGTGATCTGCCCGTTGTCGATCACCGTATCCTCGGTGAAGGACATCGAGAACGGCACCAGCATCCCGGAGGCGTCGCGCCGGACCGTGCCGCCCGTCAGGCGGTCGAGCCGGATCATCTTGCGGAACCCGGCCGGTAGGGCATACGTCGCCGTGCCGGGCACAACGGACAGCACGCCGACCAGCCGACGCGGACAGCGGCGGCCCAGATCGGCCGCCGCATCCTTGATCGCCTGCTCGTATTGCGCCGTCGTCGGCACCCCGCCCTTCGCCGGGACACTCGCCGCCAACTGCGCTGTCAATGCCGTCAGGGTCGTCATAGAGAGACCTGCTTACTCGGCCGCTTCGATCAGTTCGATGATCTCCGACTTCGTGGCCCGGCCGACCTCGAGACCCTTTTCCTCGGCCAGCACGACCAGCTCCGCCTTCGACAGCGACGCCAGCGCCGTCAACTCCGGCGCGTTCTCGTCGGCCGTCTCGTCGTCGGCCGTCTCGTCGTCGGCCGTCTCGTCGTCGGCCGTCTCGTCGTCGGTCGTCTTGTCATCGGCCGTCTTGTCGCCGTCAGTGTCTTCCGGCTCCCCAGCCAGAGATGGTTCCGCGTCCACGATGACCAGGGCGGGGCTGTCGGCGAGGGCCTGCGCGGCCAGCGCCGGATGCACCGCCCGCGACTCGCCGGGGAACAGATACGCCCCGGCCAGCATCAGCAGGCCATCGGTCGGGTTGGTTACGGTCACATATTGCATGGTGGTTGGACTCTCCAAACCCGGCGGCCGATCGGTGTGCAACCGGCCGCCGGGCGATCAGATGTCAGAGGCGAGACTACGCGACCTTGACGAACCCGCCCTTGTTGGGGATCAGGCTCACGGTGGCGTTGTACTCTTCCGCGTACCATTCCTTGGCCGCGGTCACGTTGCCGCTGGAATAGCCCTGGAACGGACCTTCCAGATGCAGCGGCTTGGAGGCCAGCACGCGGTGCTGCACCAGTTCCGGGTGGCCGACAACGATCACGCTGTCCGGCATGTGGACGCTGGAGAACACCGGCAGGCCCTTGATCTGCATGTTGGCGAAACCGGCCGCGCCCAGCACCGCGTCGGGGAAACCGTCGCGGGTCAGGCCGGTCCAGTTGGACAGGCGGTCGGCGTTGGTCTTGCTCATCAGGAAGTAGGCGGGCATGTAGAAGTCGTTCTCGACCGCCACCTTGGCCGTGCCCAGCTTCTCGACCAGATCGCCGTAGTCCGCGCCCGAGGCCGTCCACGTGCCGCCGGAGTTGCCGGAGACAATGGCGTTGGCCACGGCCAGACGGATCATGCCCTGGTCGATGTACTCGCGAATTTCGCGGGTCAGCATCGCCATGGTCCGCGTCATCGCGTCCCAGCCCAGCTGCGTTCGGGCGAAGGTCATCGCCTCGTCGTTGACCAGAGCGGCCAGCCGGTCGGCGGCCGTCTCGATGGTCTGGAAGGACAGTTGGCCCTTGCCGCGCTGGATGCCCGCGCCCTCGCCGCCGCGCACCTTCTCGTAGGTGTAGTCGATCTTCAGCGACTGCGAGTTGGTGATGGCCCCGCCGGTCAGCGCGTACAGACGGCCGTTGGCGTAGTCCACCACGTAGTCGGTGTTCTCGACGTAGGTCACCGTCGCGCCGGAGTTGGTCAGGACCACCGTGCCGGGGCGAATGCGCTTGTTGGCCAGGGCAACCCAGCCACCCAAAGCGGCCGTCACAACCTCGTCCACGATGGCCGGGGCCGCGCCGGACTCGGCGGCGTAGTTCTCGAAGTACAGCCGCGCCGGGCTGTTCTCGATGGTGGCCACGTCGAAGACGTTGGCGGCCACCAGTTCGGCGTACACCTCGGGGATGATGGTCCGCATCACCGAGTAGGGCAGGTTCAGATCGGTCGTGGACTCCGCTTCCTGCCACTGGCGCAGGTCATTGGACTCCTGGATCAACTGCGTGCGGTACGCCTTGTCGAACGACTCCAGCATCTGGCGGGCCATCAGGCCGCCGCGCGTCGCATCCTGCGCCAGGTTGCGCTTGGCAGCACGGCCGCGGGCGACCATCTGCTCCTGCAGCTGGTAGGCGGGCACAGCGAACTCCGGCTGACCCGTCTCGCGCTCAAACACCGGACCCAGAACGGCGATGCCGCCCTGCGCCGTCACGCGGGCCGCGGCGACGATAGCGTCGTACTCGGCGCGCTTGGCCTCGACCAGGGCCGCCACGGCCTCGGCCGTCTGCGGCTGCGCGGCCTTCACCGCTTCGGTCAGTCGGCCGTTAATGGCCTGGCTATACGGCAGCTTGGCCGTGGCCTCGGTGATCGCCTCGGCGATCTCGCGCTCGCGCTGCGCCTTCTCCAGTTCAGCGCGCACCGCTTCCAGCGCCGCCTTCTCCTCGGCCAGCTTGGCCTCGCGGGCCTTCGCCTCAGCCAGCGCCTTCTCAGCGTCAGCCTGGGCCTTCTCGGCCGCCTGGGCCTTTTCCATCGTCTCGGTCATCTTCCGAGCCAGTTCCGTATCCTGAACGACCGGAACTGCGGCGGCCTGCTCGGCCACCGGGTCTTGCACATTCTTTTCCATGTTGGACTCCCCTTCCTCGATCTCGTCTTGGTTTTTCTCTTCGGACTGCTCCAGGACCGTCACGGCCGCCTCGGGGAAACTCTGCTCGAAGACCAGGTCAAACCCGGTCAACTCCAGCCAAGTCACTTCCTCGACGAGCGCGCCGTCGTCCCCGTCTACCCAGTCACTGGTCCCGTAGCCGCGCAGCGACACGCCGGGGTAAAGCTCCGCATCCATCAAAGCCAAGAGATCGCGGCCTGCGCTGGACTCGATGAGACGGCCCTCCAGTTCAACTTGACGGGTCGTCTCGTTGAACTGAATGTCCTCCCACTTCACCACAGTCAGCAGTACACGCGGCCGGTTGTCTTGCGGATGGTCGGCCTCACCGAGGAGTGCATTCCCGTGACCGAGGGAGCGGCTCAGCTTGGCTTGCGCCCGCTCGACCGCCTCCCGGAGTACACTTGAGGAATAGCGCCGCCCGTTACGGTTGACGACGTCCGCGACCGCGCCGATAGCCCGAATGCGTCGGCCCGGCCGATCGGCCGTCTGTTCAAGCAGCGAAACGCCGTCATCGACGACTTCGCGAAACTTCTGCTTGCTACTCATTCACTTCCCCCTGTTCCCTTCGCTCACCCGGAAACAAAAAACACGGCACACCTTGAGGGTGTGCCGTGTTTCTGTGGTCCTGGCGTCGGCCGGGTATGATGGCCCGGCGAAATGATTCAGTTACCGTCTGGGGAACCGACCGGCCGACTCTGCAACCGTTCGGAACCTTGCGACGGGATCAATTATAGCATTGATCCAATGATTCAACAAATTGACGGGGTGCGCCCCCGGCGGCCGTTCTCCAGGCGGCCGCCGGGGGCGGTGGGGGTTACATCTGGTCCCGCGCCGCCTCTTCGGCAATGACGGCCGCCAGGTGCGGACCGAGCGGCTCCCAGTCCAGCACCGACTCCGCATCGTACACGTCGCCCCAGCACAGCGCCGCCCAGTACCACTGCGGGCCATCGCCCCGGTCCGTCCACAGGTAGACGTACTCGCAGCCCATCCCCTCCAAGGCCGTGTTCAGCATCGGGTACAAGTCGCCCGACCACTGCGGGGCCGTGTGGTCCCACGCATCCCCCCGGTCGCGGCGGTAGTACGTGCTGACCCCACGATCCGCGTAGTCGTTGGCCGCCTCGAAGGGGTGGGCCTCGTCGCCGGGATCGGCCGCCAGGATGCTGCATGACCCCAGGGCGATGGCCTTGCGAATTTTGGCCGGGTCCTGATAGTGGTCCTGCAGGATGCCGCCCACCCAGTCCCCCGGCAACGGCGCGCCGCTCCAGTGGATGTACGCGCCGGTGTAGAACCCTTCGGCCGCATTGTGGAAGATGACGTATGATCTGGTTGCCATGAGAGTTAACCTCCGTCTGAATTTCGGGTCCGTGCCCGTTCGTTTAGTATGCACATATCATACCACATAACGACACAAAAACAGCAACATCTCATAAATTGGTCTACAAAATGTTGCTGTTTGGCGGGGGCCGGGCGGCCGGGTTTACTGCCTACAGCCAGTCGTCGGGCGGCTCCGGCGGCGACGGCCGTCGTCCGGCAGGGCTGGGACCGGACGCGGCCGGGGCGGGCGGGTAGGGGCCGCCGTCTTCCTCCGGCTCGGCCGTGTACGCCGTATCCCACTCGGCCGCCCAGTCGCGGATCGTCGCCTTGTAGATGCGCTGATACTCGGTGAACAAGTCACGGCCGACAAAGCGCGTGCGCGGGTGGTGGACCGTGCCGTCGTTGGCATCGCCGCCCTTGTCGCGGTCGGTGCGCAGGTCGGCCACGTAGGGCAGCATGTGGGCGACCTTCGTGGTGCCCTCGGTGACGTAGATGAACTCCCCGGCGCGGGGCGATCCGGCCGCGGCCCGGTGAGGCACGAGGTCGATCCACCACGTGCACAGCGCCGGGATGCGCTGGCCCTGCTGCTCACTGGCGGCCGCCGCATAGCGGCGCAGGCGAGGCCACACACCGAGCGGCATGGCGTTCTCCGCCCCGTCGTTCTCATTGAGGAACGGCTTAGTCTTGCTGGGGCCGTTCAGGCCGAGGGCATAGACGGCCGTCGGGTCGCCGGGCATGGTCACGGCCACTTGCAGGTGACTCTGCGGCCGTCCCTGCGGCCGCTGGTTGGGCGGCGTGGCGTCGGGGTAGCAGTGGACCGTGCCGTTGGGGTCGGTCGCCGACCACCGCTGCCGGAATCCCAGGACGCAGCAGCGCAGGCGCTCGGTCAGCATCGCGTCCACATACGGGCTGTTGGGGTTGCCGCCAAACTGGACCTTCTCCCGTCGCCAGAACGGGCCGGGCAACTCCCCGCCGTTGTCGTCGAGCGCCCACGTGCCCACGATGGGGCTGCCGTGCTGCCCCTGCCAGCTGATCGTCGGGAAGGACACGCGCACGGCCTTCTCCGCTTCGTACAAGGCCGGGTCTACGGCCGCATCATTGAAAAAGTCTAGGTCACTCATCGGTATCTCCTTATGGGTTATTATGAACTAACTTGCTACCCCAGCGGGTTCCGGTTCTCGGCCCAGGTCTTGGCCTGCTTGACGGTGATCGGCTCCGTTATCCGGCCGTCCTCCCAGCACTTCACGATGTAGGCCGCGCCGTTCAAGTCACGGCCGTATCGACCGACCATCTCGTCTCCGTCGGCCAGCGACCAGTCCACGTCCGGCACTTCCTGGAGCAGGTTCTCCGCACAGCCCACGGCCGTCCGCTTGAGATCGAGGTAGGCCAGCTTGAGGCCGGTCGGTAGGTGTGTCAGGGTCCAGCCCTTCTTGCGGTCGATGCTGCGGTGCACCCCAAAGACCTCGTCGCCAACCACGGCGCTCATGGTCACAACGCGGGTTGTGCCGTTTTGGAAAGGGATCGTGTAGGTTTTCTTCGCCATCGGTTATCTCCAGTCGGCCGCCCGGCCGTTCGTTAAGTATGCCCGTATCATATCACGTAACGCGCAAACCGTCAACCAACTGCAACCGGCCGCCCTGCCCCAAACGCAACCCGCCGACGGCCGTATAAGCGGCCGTCGGCGGGTAATACAATGGTAATACAGTGTGGGGCGGCGCTAGGCGGCGGGCGGGTCGTCGGGCGCGGGGTCGGACGTGGTGGCGGCGGGCGGGTCGGCCGCGGGGTCTTGCGCTTCTTGCTTGGTTTGACTCTTGATGCCATTGGTTACTCTCCGTCTTCCAGGCGCTGGATGTAGTCGGCCACCGCGTCGAAGTCGTACAGTGGCGATACGTCCAGACCCCACAGGCTGGTCACTTCCGGGTCCCACGGCCGCAGGCGGCCGAACTCGCGGGCGCGGATGGTCTCCAGCGCCGGTTGCGTCGCCCAGAAGACGATCCGGCGCGTCTCCGGCCAGATGTCCTTGACGACCACATCCCGCACCGGGAGCGGGAACGGACCCTCCCCCAGCATACGGTCGAGCCGGAACCCGGCCGTATGCAGTCCGTCGCTGTCGAGGAGCACGCGCCCCCCGGCCGTCCGCAGCCCGGCGCTGTCTTTGATAAGTTTCACGGTTCCTTCTGCCATCAGATGTTGTCTCCTTCTACTTTGCCTGTTTCTTGTACGCTCCAGTCCTGGAGGCCCGTGGCTGAAACGGTGATCACGATGACGTACCGGCCGGGTTGCAACCCAGCGATGCGCCGCAGGAACTTCTCCAGCTTCTCCTCGCGGGTGGCCGGTTTGCGCGGCGGCCGCGCGGCCGCGGGCTTGCCGTGGGTAACCGCGACCGGCGCGCGGTTGCCGCCGAAGATGTCATCACTGCTGCTGGTCATCCGGTAGGACCGCCAGGAGTGCATCGACTGCCCGGATGAGATCGCGCAGTTCGGCCGCGCTCTTCCGGGTCACTGACTTCGTGGCGTATCGGTCCTGTATGAATGCCCGCAGCCGGTCCGCGGCCGCGAGTGCTTCGTTGTAAAGGTCTGTTTCCGTTGTCTTCGTCATTGGTTTACCCAAACAGGTCTTCGGCCCTGACGACGCGCCCCTTGCTGGCCGTCGGCCGTTCGCCGCTCCCCTTGATCCCTTCGCCCAGCATGAGGTACGTATACCCCCACACCTCGGCGTCCATCCGGTCCGGGCTGGGCTTGGTCCCCGGCACCCAGCGCGTCCACTGTTTCTGCAGCTCCGGGTAGTGGCCGACGTGGTGGGCCTTGCCGAGCTGGAACAGCGTGGCCACGGGTTGCGCCCGGACTTCCTTGCCCCGGCTGGCCCACACCTGGACGATAGCCACGTCTTTCCCATCCACGAGCAGCTCCCCGTCCGGCCCGGTCAACCGGACGGCGCGGATGTTCTCGGCCGCCATGTCGCCGCCGAAGTTCGTCTCGACGACGACGGCGTCGGCCCCGAGGGCGTAGTACAGCCGCAACACGGCCGCCGCCCACTCGGCCGATCCCGTCCCCGCCGGAGTCGAGTTGTCGGCGACGGTGTACCCGTGCGTCACCTTGCCCAGCACGGCCGTTCCCACTCCGACGATGCCGACTTGGCCGGTGCCGCCCGATGGGTCCACGCCGATGACGATGCGCGCCAGGTCGGGCTGGGTGAACACCCGCGTCGCGTCGAGCTGCTCCGGCGTCAGCAGCGCCTGCGGATCGGCCGTATCGACCTCGTGCTGGCTCTCCAACTCAAACGATGTCGGCCCGGCGCGGTTGATCTCCTCCTGGCACACGGCCACATCGAACCCGCGCCACAGCGAGCGACCGGCCGTGATCACCCAGTGCCGCCCTTCCTCGGCGTCGGCCTGGTACTCGTACTGCAACCCTTCCATCGCCGGGTGGGGGCCGCTGATGATGCGGTTGGCCAAAAAGTCGGCCGCGCCGGGCGTGCCCGGCCGCTTGCTGAGCATGTGGGCGATGCTGTTCTCATGAATGAGGTTCTGCACGAACAGCACCGCGCAGTTGGACGCACCGGCCGGGAGGATGCTGCCGGTGATCGTCTCGATCTTCTTGCGGACGGCGTTCTCGGTGTCGTGCCGGGCGTCCACGTCGTCGAGGATGATCCCGTCCGGTCGCGCCCAGTCGATCTTCTGTCCCCGAACGGCTTTGTCGAGACCGATGGCCTCGACCGTGAACCCTGAGACTGTGGTCATCACCTCGCGCCGCCACGTCTTGCTGCCGTGCTTGCCGATGCGCGGCCGCCCGACGGAGTTGGGGTACGCTTCGGCCGCCTCGCGCTCGAGCATGCGCTGGATGGTGGCGATGTGTTTGTCGGCCTGGTCCTGCGTCTCGCTGCAGTATAGGATGTACCGTCGCGCCCCCCGGCCACCCCAGTCCACCGTGACCATTTCGGCCGCCGTGCTGTTATGAGTGATCAGCCCGCCGCTGATCATGTTGTGAGTACCGGCCACCTCGATATCATAAGTCGGCCGGGTTCCGGCCTCCTCGATTGACGAGACCGCGTCCCAAAATATAGGCTGGCTCTCAAGTTGAACCCACCGATCAAGAGGGAAGGCTTTGATGGCCCGCCGCAGTTTCGGCCGCGTTACGGCGTACGACGTCGTCGCCCGCAGCCCATACTTATTTCGCAACGCGCGATTCATCCCCTTCGGTAAGTTTCGGAGTATCTCTTTGGGGTATGTATCGATCAAGCTATAGCGATTGGTTTTGAGCACCTCCCTCAACCGACCGGTCTTGTTTATCATCACCATTTTGTGAAGGGCAAGCGACAGGCACTCCTGATCCATCTCAAACTGCCACGCGCTGGCGAAGTCGTTCTTCTTAAATATAACGTTCCCGTAAATGCCGACCGATAGAAATATCGTCCGCAGGTCATCAATAAGTCCCTCGTTAGCGAGGGTAATCCCGCCACGGTCACAGGAGAACCAGCCATCGGTATCCATCATGGCCGATAAGAAGGCCCAGCGATGCGCTTCCGGCTGCCCGAATACCCACTGAGGGACGCGCTTCGTCAATGCCAGATGTCCCGCGATCCCTTGATCTTTCGTCCATTGCAAACCACCATTCGTCAGGCTGTAATGCCCCTGTCGCGCCCTGTCGTTCACGGTAAGCCCAACGGCCGCCGCGCATCGCTTAGAGTCTTCCACGACCGGCTCGTCAAAATTTGTAAAAAGTGGAGTGCCGGCATTTGGCCCGCAGCCACCCTCGGCGATCATATAGGCCAGCAGCTTGGCTTCCTCAATCGGTCGCGCCGCCGCCCGCTCAAGCGGTATCCTCCTTGGTGAGGCAATGCGATCCCCGGGCTCAAGCTCCCCGGCCGTTTTCCATCCGTTGAAAGTAAGCACTCGATGCGCCGGAGTAAGCGTAATCTCGCGCGTCGTCGTTTTCACGCGAATGCATGGCTTGCTGCCGCTATCCCATTTCCGGGTGACGGGCCGTGGCGCAAAGTCTCCCGCGGCCGCGTCCCATGATACGACGCGATCTCCCACCTGGACGTCCCGGATGGGGACTCGCTGCCCGTCGGCCATTTGTATCGGAGTATCTCCGTCCAGGCACTTGCCCCTACCCCGTGGCCAGATGGCCACGAACGGCCGCGGGGACGTGTCGCGCTCAACGGCCGCCGCCCAGTCCCACAGCTCGATGTGGGGATCGGAGAACGGGTGCCACAGATACGGCGCGAAGATGGCCGGGATGCGCTTGCGCCAGTTGTCGGCCGCCGGTCGCCAGCCGGTGGACTTCAACGCCGCGGCATCGGCGCGCGCCTCGGCCATCCAGCGGTCGTAGGCCGCTCGATCCTTCCACGCCGCGGGGTCCAGCAAGTTACGCGCTTCGGCCATCCTGGGTCGGTTGCTGATCCTGATAACGGCCGTCGTAGGCCGTCGCGCCGGGGACGCGGAAGAACAGACACTGCATCCCGCCGCCGCCGAGGTAATACTTGATCGGCCGGTCGGTGGTGTTGACCAGTGTCACCCGCGGCCAGCCGCGCCAGCCCGGTTCAAACGGCGTCGCCAGCAGCGCCAGCCCGTGCCGGGTGTAGGTGGACTTGCCGACCGGCAGGACGAGCACGTCGTCGGGGATGTCGAACGCCTCGACCGTCTCGGCATACACGGCCGCGCGGGGGCTGATGATCACGTAGTCGCGGCCGTCTTTGGCGACGCCGATGGGCAGCGAGATGTACGGTCCCTGGCTGTCGTCCATCGGGTCGATGAGCTGCGGATCGGCCGCCTCGCCGGGGTCGGCGAGGGCGAACTGCCGCACCATCAACTGCCGCAACCGCACGTCGTACCCGGCCGGTCCCAGCCCCCACGAGGGCACGTTGTTGGTCCGCTTCTGAGTGGGTATCGCCAGGTCGATGGCCTCCATGACCAACTCGCGCAGCTCCCGGCCGACAATGAGGCCGCCGTTGACGGCCGCGGGCGCGCCGCTGACCATGTCGCCGCCACCCATCACCACGCCCCCAGCATCTTCAACACCATTAGCGCCACGGCAACCAGCACGGCCAGCTCCCAACCAACCGCCCCGCCGGTCCTTATCTCTGTCGTGTTTGGGCTTGGCGGCACTGGAATTTTGCTATCATGTCCATTCTTGCCCATCACCACACCACCCCGGCCCGCTTCAGCTCTTCGAGGAAGGCGGGCGCACCCGGCCACGTGGGGTCCACGTCACCCCGGTTGATCGCCTCGGTGTACCCGTCGCCGTCGGCCGTCTCGTACTGCGCCTCCGGCAGCGGCCGGTCGTCGGCCCCGTCGCTCTCCCGCTCCACGGCGACGACCGTCACCGGGTCGCCGTGTTCGACCTCCTCACCGCCGTAGCGGATGCGGGCGATCTCGATGCCGTTCTGCGCCAGCACCGTCTCGGCCGCGATGCGCCGGACGCGCTCCCGTTGCAGATCGGCGTTCAGTCGGCGGTTCAGCTCGGCCAACTGCCACACCACGTCGTACTCAAACTGCGCACTGTCATCCATCGCTCTCTGTCTCCTTGGGGAATGTCAAAGCCAGCGCCGCTTGCACGTCGTCGGCCGGGGCGACCGTCACCAGGGCCTCGCCCAGCGTCAGTAGCCCGCGCCACACATCGTTATTCACGTAGTCCACGGCCGTGTACCCGCCCATGCCGCCCTCGATCGGCCGTCGGTTCTCCCAGACGGTCCACCGGCCGTCGTCGGCCCACCATCGGCGCTGGTTGCGGTTGTAGCGGACGGTCATCTCACCATTTTTCCATCACGAAACGGCCGTATTTGCGAAATAGTCGCAAATGTGGGTCTTTCAATGCAGGTAAGCGCGCTGAGACCGACTTGACCATCTTACTCGCTGTCCTCGTCGCCTTCGTCGGCCGCACGCAGCGACTGCGCCGCCAGCAGCTTGGCAAACTGCCGCTTGGCCTCCTCGGCCTCCTCGACGGTGATCCCGTCCGGCAGCGCTTCGGCCCATGTCAGGTCTACGGCCGCGCGTTCGCCCTCCATCCCCAGCGCGAGACGGCCCACCTTGTCGGCCGTCGTGACCAGGCCGGGCACGTTGCCGAGGTTCCAGGCGGCCGGTTGGATGATGACGGTCTGACCGTCTTCGGACTTCTCCGTCCGCCGCAGCGGGAACTCCAACATCTCTTGCGCCCGCTCCAGCATCTTGTCGGCCGTCTTGAAGGTCTTCTCGCGGAACGCCGCCTGCCGCTCGGCCAGGAAGCGCGTTGTCTCCAACGCCTCCCAGCGCCGGTACAGCCGCGTGACCACCTCCAGCGCCAGCCGAAACTCCGGGTCGTTGAAGTACCCCTTGTCGGCATGGTAGAAGGTGCGGATGTTGACCACGTCCTTGCGGCTGAATATCTCGTTGCGCGACTGCCCGTTGACCTCACCGGCCGCCACAGCCAACAACGTCGAGCGACGCTTGGCCCCACCGCTCAGCGTCGTCACCCATGAATCGACGGCCGCCTGGAGATCGTCGGCCGTCGCCAGCGTCGTCGCCATTGCCAGCTTCTCAGCCTCGGCTTCAATACGCGCCTGTTCTTCCTTCGTCAATGTCGCCATCGTGGCTTACCCCCCTTACCGGCCGGTCGTCCCCTACATGACGTCGCCGCGCCGGTTACACTGCTTACCCCCGCTAGTACCGCTGCCCTCCGTGATCATCTACCTTCCTCCAAAATTCACTGACCTTCGTTTGGTTTTTTCTTGGTCTTGTTGAACGCCAACAAAGCATAGTGTCCAATGGCTATACGAATAGACATATGTTCTGCTGTGCGTCTGGTTGGCGTGGGCTGAAGAAAAAAGACGGGGCGGCCGTCACGGAGGGAAGAGAACGGCCGCCCCATACATCCACAGGAGGTAGGCCCATTATAGCACTGCCGAACATTTGTGCTACAAAGTCACCCCGCTGCCCGTCGTTGGTCATCCGGCCGTCTCCGCCTGACGCTTTGTCCTACCGGCGCGGGTCTTGGCGGGCGCTTCCTTCCAGCGCGACGTCCCGATCTCTTCGGCGCACATCGGGCACAAGTCCTTGCGGCCGTCGGCCCGGCCGGTGACTGACAACAACACCTCGCACCGCTTGCAGGTGTTGGGGTCCCTCTTCCTGGCCTTCTTCCGGGGGCGACCCTTGACGTAGAACGCCCCGCCGTACCGATTCGCCAGCTCGTGTCTCTCCATGCCCGCGTAGTGCAGGCGGCTGACCATGTAGCTCGGCGCGACGCCGGGGATCGGGACCATCAGCGTGGCAACGGTTATCGTCGGGTCGGCGCGCCACAGGGCCAACATCTCCTCCGGCGTGCCCCAGGCGTCGAAGACGATCTGACAATTCTTGTCGTGTACCTGGCGCGCCGAGTTATAGACCCACTGGCCGCAGGTCTTGCAACGGTCGTATCCGGTTGTGGCGACGTATTCGCCCAGCGTCCGCACCCTCCAGTCAATGGACATCAGTTCACCCCCGGCAACGGCGTCGCGGCCGTGATGAACGGGAGCATCTCGGCGTCCTTGCGGCGCGCCTCGGCGTCGGCCGTGACCCGTGCCTCCAGCGCCTCGAGCCGGTTAGCCAGGTCTTCCCAGTCCAGATGTGTCTCCACGATGTCGGCCCATGTCTCCCCACCGTGCGGCGGCGGCAACAGCACCACCGCGCCCTCGATGTAGTAGCCCACATCGTCCTTCCCCAACAACCCCAACTTGACCAGCTTCTGCATGTGAACATGTGCGGTGTTGGTCGACGCCAGCCCCACGGCCGCGGCGATGCGCCGCAACGTCGGCACTCGCCCGTGATAGGCCGTGGCGAACTTGCAGATGTAGCGCCACACGCGCTCGGTCGTTCGGTGCATCCTCGGCGCGTCGCTGCTGTTGTCGGCGGTTCCTGTTGGTTGCATATCGCGATCCATTTTACCTTCTTCCTTGTCAGTCGCCAATAGGGCTTGCTAACCGTTGCGCTTGGCCCGGTTGGCCTGGTCGGCGCGCATAGCCTGGTAGTCCTTGTTCGAGGCGCGACCGGCGTGCCACCGGCCGCAGAACTGGCACTTGTATGACCGATAGCGCGATGTCCAGAACGCGCCCCGCAGTCGCTTGGCGGCCGCCTCGGCTTCGACGGCCGTCGCGTAAGCCTTCTTGCCCTCGCAGGAGCGGCGGCGCAACCGGCGCTTACTGGACACGGCGGCGCTCCTCTTCTTTGAGCGCCACGCGACACACCCCGCATACCAGGGTCAACCGCGATCCGGCGCGTTGCATGTCCACCGGGTAGAGCTGCGCCACACGCGGCTCGACGTGACACGGGCACTCGCAGGTGCCGACCATGTCGGCCGGGCCGTTCTCCAGCCAGTAGTTCTCCCCGGCGACGGTCATGGACACCCAGCGCAGGTCGGGACTGATGTCCGCATATCCCGCGCCGACGGCCGCGAACACGCTCTCATCCGGCACGACCGTGCCGCTGGCGGCGGTGTAGTGAAAGCCGTCGATGGGTCGTTGTTGAATGCGGCCGTGGCGCAGTTGATTCAGGACCCCCCAGGTGTTCAATGGTGCGCCCCGACGTGCCAGACCTCAACGTCCATGTAGGCTTCCTCGCCCCACAATTTGATCACCTCCAGGAAGACGACCGAGTTGTCCTGGCCGAACAGCACGTCCATGATCGCCCCGGCCGCGTTGTCGGCGTCGGGTGTGGTCTGGCAGGGCGTGCCGTCCATCTCGGCCCGCTTCTTCTTGCTCCACGACTTGGGCATTCGGCGCACGACCACCGCGCGCAGCGCCCACGGCGGCTCGACGGTCATCGGCCCAAAGTGGTGCTCGAACTCAGCCCGCCAGCGAGTGTATCGGTCGGTGTGGTACGTCCCGCGCGAGGTGACGCGCGGCCGGGGCTTGCCCATCGCGTCCATCGGGACGATGTACCGCTGGTAGTACGCGGCATCGGCCGCATCGTAGGGCGACATCAGGTCCCATTCAAACCGGGGCGGGGGTGCGACCGGGGTTATACCGTTCATCCGGCCTCCAGTGCGACCGTCAACACCATCCCGGCCGCGCACACGGCCGTCAGCGCGCCCAACGTCAGCACCACCTCCATCATGCGGCGGCCCCAGTCGCCGTTGATAATGTCGAGCGCGAACGAGGCGACGAACGCCGCGGCCGTGCCCAGCGCGCCGATCTTGGCGACCAAGAATAGAAACTCAAACATGGTCCCCCTCCCCCGTCGCCTGGGCGGCGACGAAGCCGATCCCCACGATGAGCACGGCCGCGGCCACGGCCCCACTGACCCCCAGGGTTACAAATAGGATGGCCCCCAGGGCCACGCCCGCTACGATCCATGATACGTTCATCGAATGTCTCCTTGTTGGCTATGTTCGTTCGTTGTGTTCATCGTTCGCTTCATCTACCCCCGGCCGCAACCGTTCGGAACCGGCCGGGGCAAAAACATCAGTCGGCGTCCAGGTCAATGCGCCGGATGCAGTATTTCTCGGCCTCCTCAATGGGCATCAGGTGCCCCAGCGAGGTCGGGGTCTTGACCGACTTGTAGCGCGGCAGCAGCTTGACCAGGTAGGCGGTCGGGAAGATGTAGACCGTCCGCTCGTCGCCGATCACGTACAACCACGAGTTGTCCTCGCGGTAGCAGCCGGACGGCACATAGCGCGGGTTGTCGGGGTGTGACTTCTCGGCCGTCTCGAAGTACAGGTTGCCGGTCTCCCGAAAGCGACCGTCGCGCTTGATCTCCGCCCCCAGCATGTTCTCGCCCTTCTCGCGCTGGTAGCGGCGGCTGGCATAGCCCACGACGACGATCCCGCGCTGGTACAGGGCGGCCGTGACGACATCCTGAAACTCCAGCCCCTGCTGGAGCTTGTCGGCGTAGTAGCCGTTGTTGTAGGCTGCGCGGCTGGCGGCCAGCGCCTGTGCGTTACTCATTACCCCAGGTCTCCCAGCCCGCGGCGTCGCGCCGGGCGAATAACTCCAGGCGACGGCCGTGGGGATACAGGGCGTCGATGATCTCCCGGAACGCCTCCGGCTTTTCACTGTGGACGTCGGAGCGCTCGATGGTCTGGACGCTGTCGTAGAGCGTCGGGGCGTCCGGCGTGCAACTGCCGCGGGTGCACACCAGCAGCAGCTCGTGGCGGACGCTGTTGTAGTGGCCGAAGTTGTGCCGCACCTTGTCCCAGACGAACGAGGTCTTGTAGGTGAAGCCCCAGGCGCGGATGACCTCAAAGCACTCGGCCAGGAGCGGCGACGTCACCCACATAAAGAGTACCGCGTTGTCTTCGACCATGTCGCGGATCGGCAGGGCGCACAGCTCCGCGATGGTCATCGACGGGTAATGACGGCCGACGCGCCCGTAATGGTCGGTGTCGCCAATGATGCCGCTGTTGCCATAGCTCCAGGGCGGGTCGGCGTAGAGAACGCGGTACTTGTCCGTCGGCAGCGGCGGGGCGTCGCGGCGTTCGCGGGCCACCAGTTCGCGCTTGGCCTGGGGGATCGTCATGCCCCCAACGCGCACGCTTTCCAGCAGGTCCGGCGCTTCTGCCGCCAGGCGCTTGGCGTCGCTGACATAGCGAGCGCTTGCCCCCACTATGGCCGCTGCCTGCTCGCGGGCCTCGCCGCCGTCAGGGAACGCTTCCGGCAAGATTGCCGGGAGCGTTCGGCCGGGCGCGGTACGGCCGTGGGATTGGCGTGCCTTCGCGTCAGCCTCCAGCCCCGGCAGGGCCGCGACAGCCAGCACTGCGCGTTGGCTGGCCGTCAGGTGTCGCCGGTGCGCGTTGAGGCTGAGGGCAAAGGCCGTCGGACTGTCGCCGGTGTATGTGCGGAAGACGGGCGCGATGCCCAGGTCGAGGCAAGCGCGATGCCGGTTGCGGCCGTCTAGGATACGGCCGTCCTCGGAAAGCCAGATCGGTTCCAACAGGCCGTGGGCGTTGATATCGTCGCGGAAAGCGGCGTAATCATCACCTTCCATCATCGGGAGTAGCTGGGCGGCCGGGTGATACTCCCGTTCCAGTTCGGCGTCGTCAATGAACATCAGGTACCTTCTTCAGCAACGAACCCTGCATTGGCTCCGCGATCCACTCGCGGGCCTTGGCCGCCTCGTCTTCGTCGATCTCAATACCCAGACCGGCGCGCCCCATCTCTACCGCGACGCGCACGGTGGTCCCTACTCCGGCAAACGGGTCCAGAACCAACTCACCGGGGTTTGTATACTGGCCGATGAACCGGCGCGGCAGATCGCGCGGGAAGCTGATACCCTTGGCCTTCGGCCGGTTCTGGTCGGCGCTCTTGCTCATGGTCATTAGCGTTGTCTGCCGCGCGCCCTTCGGATGGGCATCGGCCGACTGGGAACGCGTCGTATACACCGCACCGTTGGCCCGCAGCGACTTGGCCGCATATGCCTTGCGGTAAGGGTTGAACGTCACGTCGCGCGGATCGCGGGCATTGGTGAACACCCAGATCGGTTCCCACCCCGGCGGGTCGCAGTAAGTCAATGGCCCGTTCGGAGCCGGGTTGGGCTTGGCATAAATGTAGGTGTCCAGCAAGCGCAACCCCAACGACTCGGCCAGGCGCGGAATCTCGAACATCCCTGACCCGGCGAAGCCGTCGTCTTCCCGGCCGAACCAAATGTTCAGCACAAAGACCCCGTTGGGCTTCATCGCGGCGACGGCCGTGTCGGCCCAGCCGACGAACCAATCCAGCCACTGCTCCCCGTCAAGGTCGAAGCCCTTCATCTTAGGATACGGCGGGCTGGTGCAAATCAACGAGACGCTGCCGCCCGGCACATGGCGCAGCAGGTCCAGACAGTCGCCGTGCCAGATGGTGCCTTGTCCGGCCGTGGGGAGCCGCTTCACGCGGTCACCCCCTGGGCGATCTCGTCGATGACCTTGCGCAGCCGATAGGCCGTCACCCGCAGGTACTCGTTGTCATCTTCGGCCGCGAAGTCGTCCATCTCGCGAACCGCGGTCTGCGCCGCATCCACGGCCGCCCCGAACGCGGCCGTCTTGGGGTCCGTGTGGCGCAGGGCGGTCACGGCATTCGTGGCCGCCCACAGAAGCTGGTAGTTGGTGGGCGCGGCCATCACTCGGCCTCCACGGGAACGGCCGCCGAGTGGCCCATCTCCACCAGCAACCGGTTGACCATCTGCGGCGCATCGGCCAGAGCGCGCAGGGCGATAGCATCGACGACTTCGGGGCCCAGCAGCAGCGCCGCACGCTCGGCCACCGGCGACGCTATCCGCTTCTCAACGCCCGCGTCGGTGGTCAAAAAGACCTCGCCGTCGCGGTGCGAGACGAAGCCCTTAACGCTTCCGTTCCAGCGCACGATGCTCCCCGCCTCGATCTCGTCAAACGGCGTCAGGGTCTGCCAGTACGCGGCCGCCTTGGCGAGGCAGATGTCGCAGTAAATGCCAAGGGCGGCGTTGGCCTCATCCCCGGCCGGACGACTGCAAAACGTGTAGCGATGCCCCGTCTCCGGGTGCTCCAGGTGGGGCATCAGATCGCGAGCCTCGCGCGCGTACACTGTGCGGAAGTTCTGCGTCGGGTCGTTGTCTGCCAGCCTCACCTTGGCGTTAGCCACGTTGCCGCCGACCCAGACGCGGCCGTTGCCGTTGCGGCTCGGCACACGGCCGTAGTCGTAGTCGGCCGCGTTGCCCCCGTCGTCGATGACGGCGGCGCACGCCTCGCACAGACGGCCGTAGCGCTCCGGGTTGCACTCGGCCAGGTGGTCGGCGATCTTGCCGCACAGCGCCCGGCCGTTCTCGATGTAGTGCCGCACACCGCGGCCGTCGATCATCACTGTTTGCATCAGCGAACCTCCCCATGTGTGTTTTGATAGTCGATCTGGGTCTTGCCCGGCACCGGGCCGATGACCAGCACATAGTCCCGATAGGCCACGCGGGGCGATCCTTCGACCGGCACGTTGCAACCGTCAGGAACCGCGCTTTCCAAAAAAACGGAGCCGTCGGCGATCTCGGCCGCTTGCGCCGGGTGCATCTGGACCAGCGCCGGTTGCGTGCCGTACTTGGCGACAAACGCCACGCAGGCCGCCCGCGCCTTGTCCGCGGCCGTCGGTGTGGCCTTATCCTCGGCCAGGAACAGCAAACCGGTGTGCAGCTCGTGGTTAGGCATGGGCGGCCTCCACATAGGCGGCCACGGCCGCCTCGACCGACTCCAGCGAGTGGCGAATGGCGTCGCCGTACCACACCGGGCCGTCCATGATCTCCTGCAGCTCGACGGCCGTCAAAGCGTTCTGGATCGCCTCGGCCACGGCCTCCAACAGGGCTTGCTTGGCGGTTGAAGTGGTCATTGCCCCACCTCGATCATGGCTGACGCATCTTCCAGCAGGCCGCCGTAGTTGTTGAGCTGCTCGATCACGAAGGTTTCGTCCGTGTCGGTGAACAGGCTGCAACGGATGGCTGCTTCGTCGCGGAGATGGCCCAGCAGCGCCAGGGCGGCCGGGAAGGACAGGGTGTACTTGGGGCCGTCGAGGCACACGGCCGTGCCGAGTCCCGTGGACTTGTTGATCCTCAGAATGAATAGTGATTGCGCGGACATGACATGCTAACCTCCTGGGTGAATTTGGGTTGTCGTTCGTTGCGGTTGGTTCCTACATAGTGCCATAAAAACAGGCCGGTTGTCAACGATCAATAGTAGCGAAACGTGAACACCGGGCCGCGGCCGCCGTGGCAGTTCAGGGCGTAGCGACGCCGCACGTCGCGGCTCATGCCGTAGGTCGCCTGCGCGCCGCGGCCGTCAAAGACATAGACCGACTTGCCCCGGCCGGTTCGCCGGGCGAATGTCACGGTGATGGTGTGAGTGATCTGGAACATGATGGGTTAACCTCCGTCGTTGGTTTGTGGGGCCAAGGAAGCCGCTGGAGTCGGCGGCTTCCTTGGCTTGCGCGTTGGGCCGATGCCTAATAGCGGTTCGCTGCCATGCTGTAGTCGAGTTCGCTTTGCGTCTGGCCGTCCGGGTTCACCGGCTCCGGCGACACGTCCGGGCGCGGGATGTCCTGGATATCCGCTGAGGCGGCCGCCTCATCAGTCGGCAAGACCGAGACCCGAACCCAAGACAACGGCGAGATGTCAACTGTCGGATGGTAGCCGTCGCGGCTCTGGCGAATTTCGGGGCCATCCAGACTGACCGGGTGCGCGAAGCGACGATCCAAGATCGTGCCGTAGTGAAGAACATGCCACACCGTGTCGGCCGTCAGGGGCGCGCCCTCGGCGTCGGTCACTCTGACTTTGTCCGTGGTGATGAATTCTTCGAGGTCATCGTCGGTCGCGACCACGCCGTACTCCAGCGTCCACACCTTGTACTCCCGGTTGTACTTCTCGGCCACCGCTTGCAGCGCCCGGGCGTACTCATCGAGCACCGCGGTCTTTTCCGCGTCCCACTTGGCATACGCCTCTTTGTACACGTCCCAGGCGGCGCGCTTTTTGGCCGCTTCGGCTTCTTCCTCGGCCTGCGCCTTGTCCGCCCACTCGATGAACGCGGCATAGTCGGCATCATATTCGGCCGCCCGGTCCGGGTCCACTTCCTTCAGCCGGTTCAGCCCTTTCAAGGCGTCGTACCGTACCCCGCGCCAATCCCACGTGGCTTTGGTCTCGAGCGTGCGCCGGGCGCTGGCGATGGCCTGCTGACGCTCCTTCTCGGCCTGGGCGTCGTGCCGGGCCACCCTGTCGTTGTACACTGCGTACACGGCCGCCACGATGTCGGCCAGGTCGGCGTCGTTGGCCCACTGGTCGGCATTGGTCAGCCGCAGTCGCTTGGCGCTGTAACGGTCGCCGGGCTGCACGTTGGACAGATACACGCTCGGTGACTCGCCGCCGTCCTCCGTCGCCCACAGGTACAGCCACGGCAACTCGCCGATCTCCTTGCGCCAGGTGTTCGGCCGCAGCCGCAACACCAGCTTGTCAAGGTCGGCCGTCTGCGCCCCGCCGCGATCCGAGCGCCAGTACGTACCGTCCTCCTCGATCTCCAGCCCGGCGAGAACCTCATCAGGGATCAACGTGTCGATGTGCTCGGCCGCCGCCTCGCGCTTGGCCGCGCGTTCCGCCAGAAGTGCCTCGTGGGCCGCGGCTGCCTCAGCGGCCGCTCTCTCGGCTAACTGGTCCAACAAAAATGTACTCACTGCTTGCCTCCGTCGTGTTGTGAATTCTCAAATGCCATCAGCTTCATGCGCATCTCGGCGATCTGCGCTTCCAGCCGCTCCAACGACGCGCCCAGCTTGGCGGTGTACGCCTCGCTATACCCGACCGCCTGCGGGTCCCACGGGAACGTCCGGCGCACGTCGTCGCGCAGGGCGTCGATCTGGATCAACACCATCCGCTGGGCCTTCAGATACCGGCCGGTCGGCGTGGATTCGCGAGTAGGGAGCTGCTTGGCTGTCGTCATAGTGTTACCGTATCATACCACACATGTAAACTGGCCGTCAATCCCCAATCCGCGATCACAGCGTGATGCCGCGCTTTTCCAGGTTCTTAAACGCGGCGCGCGGGGCGTGCCAGAACGCTTCGGCGTCGCCGGTCTGGCCGTTGCGGTGCTTGGCGACGATGATCTCGGCCACGTTCGGCCGGTCGCTGGTCTCCGGGTTGTAGTAGTCGTCGCGGTAGATGAAGATCACGACGTCACTGTCCTGCTCGATAGCGCCACTGTCGCGCAGGTCGGCCAGCATCGGCCGCTTGTCACTGCGCGCCTCCACCCCGCGGTTGAGCTGCGACAGGGCCAGCACCGGGGTATCCAACTCGCTCGCCAGCCGCTTGACTCCCTGGGAGATGGCTGAGATGCGGTCGTTGGACGAGAAGAACTTTTCGCCGGTCGCGGTCTGGATCAGGCCGATGTAGTCGATGATGATCAGGTCCAGTCCGTACTCGGCGTACAGGCGGCGGCAACGCGAGGCGATCTGCGGCAGCGACAGCCCCGACGTGGCGTCGATCCACAGCCGGTCCCGTGACAGCTCGCCGACGGCCCGCGTGAACCGCTCCATCTCGGCCGGTCCCAGATGCCCCTTCTCGATGTCGCCATACGGCAGGTCAGCCTCCATCGCCACCAACCGCCGCGTCAGTTGTTCGGCCGACATCTCCAGGTTAAACAGCGCCACGCGCTTGCCCAGCCGGTGGGCGGTGTGCAGCGCCGTCCCCAGCGCCAGCGCGGTCTTGCCCATGCCCGGCCGCGCCGCCAGGGTGATCATGTCCGACCGCTTGAACCCGCCTAATATCCGGTCCAGGTCGAGCAGCCCGGTCGGCAGGCCCACCAGGCGGTCGGGGTTGGCGTGACGCTCCATCGTCACATCGTACAGATGGCCCATCGCCATAGCGGCCGTCTGGACCGTCTCATAGGCCAGCCCGGCCGAAGCGGCGAAGACGGCCGCCTCGGCCCGCGACACCATCTCATCCACCGGCAGGTCTTCGTCGTAGGCCAGCTTGGCCACGCGCCCGGCGGCGTCGATCATCCGGCGACGCTGCCCGGCATCGGCCACCAGACGGCCGTAGTGCTCGGCATTGACCGACGTGGGCACCTCGTTGATCATCTGGATCAGCGCCGGTTCACCGCCGATCTCCGCCAACTGCCCACGCCGGGTCATCTCTGATGCGATCGTCAGAAAGTCCACCGGCTCGCCACGCTCGGCCATCGCCACCAGGGCCTCATACACCCAGCGGTGGGCCATCCGGTAAAAGTCCTCCGGCCGCAAGAAGGGGGTCAGCTCCAGCAGGCAGTCGGGGTCGATCAGGATCGATCCCAGCACGGCCGCCTCGGCGTCGAGGTTGTGCGGGGGGAGTTTGTCTTCAATGACCGGCATAGCGGCCGTCGCCGCGCCGTGTCCGTTGTATCCTGCCATGAGTTTCGTTGCCTCCGTCGTTGCCTATGTTCGTTCGTTCAGTCCGCAGCGGCCAGGGTGCCGCCGTTGTACAAGTCCAGGAACCGCCGGCGGGCGGTGTTGTACCCGGCCGGGTTCATCTCCTTCTCCGGCGTCTCCGCCAGGTTGCTCCCGCCGATGGCCGAGACGGCCCGCTGTGCCCGTTCATCGAGGCCGTCGCGCCACTGGCTATACTTGCGGAACCCGTAGCGCCGCAGGCCGTTGTAGACCTGCTCCCACTGGGTCGCGCCCTCGCTCTCGCCGCGCGGGCGCTGCGCCAGCTCCGGCCTCGCCTCGGCCGCCGTCCACGTCTCCGCCCGGCCGTAGGTCTCCTCGATCTGCCAGTGCCGCGGCTGCACCGGCTTGCCGAGCCGGTCGTGGCTGCGCCAGTCCCCGGCGTACCAGTACCCGGCCGGATCGCCGTACCACGCCCGCACCTGGTCGGGCGTCACCCCGGCGGCCGCCAGCTCGCGGGCCAGCGGGACGTGGCTCTCCTCGAAGGCTCGCGTCCACCCGCCCCGCGCCGTCCGCGCCCGCAGGCCGGTCACATCCACCAAAGCGTTGACGAGGTAGGCCATCTCGGCCGTGAAGACGGGTTCGGTTTGTTCGACTTCTTCGGTTTGTTCGGGTTTGGAGGCGGCCGCCGGTCGGGCCGGTTCGGTTTGTTCGGGCGCGGCGTCTTCGGTCGCTTCCTCGCGCGCGCGTATATGATCATCTGTGTTATTAAGAGTCTGTGTTATATCTACTGGTTCACCGTACCCGGTGGAGCCGTATATGGTGGCGTCCCCACCGTCTACGGGTTTGCCGTATGCGGTGGCGATATCCTCCAGCAGCGCCACCTTGGCCGTGCCGTGACGGCCGACGACCTCCTGGCGAAACGCCGCGCCCTCGGCCGTCGCCATGTACTCGACGTTGAGGATCGGGCAACTGTAGAGCGTCCGCGTCCAGGCGAAGCGGCCGCCGTCGCGGTGGCACTCGCTGACCAGGTAGCCGAGCCGGGTCAAGGTCGCCAGCAGCTTGTCGGTCTTCTCCCGGCCCCAGCCGCTGCGCTCCTTGCAGATCGCGTACAGGTGCCGGTTGCGTATCTCCCACCGGCCGCCGCGGTTGGCGGCCAGCTCGCACTTCGCTAGAAGCAGCGTCAGCAGGCCCAGCGCCTCGAAGGGCAGGCGGCCGTCGTATACGGTTGGGTTGGGAACCTGGGTGAACCCGAAGCTGTCGGGCATCCGAACAAAGGTAGTTGTACCGTCGTCGCGCATGGCGTCTCCTTAAGAAATTGCTTGACAGAGAGGACGCCGCATGCTATCATTCTCGCAACGTCCAACAACGGGCTGCCAGGAACGTGAAACCCTCCGGCACCCGGTTATAGTTTTCGCAAAAGAGACCCGCCTGTTTTCCAGACCAGCGGGTTTTTCTTTGCTACATCATCATACATCGCAGCGGCCTTTTGTCAAGCACTAACAATTGTTATTAGCGGGCCGTCGAGGAAGTGATGCTGAAACAACAGGTCAATTACTGTGGGTCCCGCCCGTCGATCCCTGGTGTTGGTTTAGCAACCATCAGGAACCGGCAGAAACGCATGATAATACGGCCAACGTCAAATGTCAATAGGGAGCGGTGAAAGACCAGCGCCCGGTGCTGGTCCGGGCGCTGGTTAAGGGGCTGGGTCGGTGACGGCCGTCGCCGTCTTGTACAGCGGCGATGACGGGATCAAGCGGTTGCCGTCGTTGTAGCCGTAGATGATGACATCCCGCCCGGCCGCAGCCGAGAGCTTGGTGCGGAGCCGGGAAAGCGGCGCGCGCAACATCCGCATGGCCCGGCCGTGGGCGACGGGCTTCTCGTAAACGGCCTGCGCCAGCTCCTCGTAGGTGATGTCCTGCCAGGGCTTCATCGCGAAGGTGGTCAGGATGGCGTGCTCGACCGGCGACAGTTGCAGCTCTTCCCCGGCCCAGTACGCGCGCCGCAGCTTCCGGTCTACCATCAGCTCGCCCACATGGAGCCGCGTGAAGTAGGCGTCGATGTCCTCAGCCACGCGCCGGATCAGGTGCGGCTCGGGCTTGACGATGTAGTCGATGGCCAGGGCGTTGGGTCCGCCGCGCAGGACCTCGACCACGTCGGCCACGCTGGGCGACAGGCCCAACACAACGGCCGACAACGTGACATCGACCTGCTTGGCCTTGCGGAGAAACGCGGCGGCCGATGGGAGGCCGACGACGACCATTGAATATTCGAGGGAGGCTAAGTGCGTCAGTGCTTCATCGGCGGTCAGGGCCACGTCGGCCGTGTGGCCGAACATCTGTAATCCGGCCGCCACCATCTTTGCGAACTCCGCGTTGGAGTCCACGATCAGAACCTTCATTGATACCCCCTGCTTTCACTGTCGCCAAGGTGGGCTTCCCTCCCGCCCCGGCTCAGTTCAAACGATACTTCTCAAACTCGTCCGATAAACGTTCCCTTGCAGCCAGGACCGCCGCCTGCAGCTGGGCGGTCTTTTCCCGGCGCTCGATCAGCCCCGTTAACTCCCTCGCGGTCAAGATCGTTTGGAGCGTCTCCAAACAACATGCCTCCCGACAGTTCGCCCCTAACTGGCCACGCTGTTGCGTCGGGACCGAAACTCCTTGTAGGCCCATAACTTACTTTCACCTTTGTTGTCCAAATCGGTTTCCCTCCGTTCGGTTGCCATCGGTTTCACAAAGTTCCAGCGTGTGATCGTCGTTGACCCGCATGATAGCAGAAAATAACCCGCCGCTAATGTTTAACTCATGCGGCACTCATGATATGCGGTTGGCGGGGGTGGGGGATGTCTGGTATAGTGGTCCTGAATCTTCTGCCTCCGTCGGCTAAAGGTTCGTTCGTTGGTATAGTGGGGTCGCCCGGCCCCACCAAAAGGGCCACCGCGAGGTGGCCCTTTTGCTTGTCTACGGCCGCCAGTCGTCGGTCGTCAGTCGAGAAGAGACGGATACCACTTCCGGCCGCCGCCCATTCTGGACAGCCTCAAGGCCGAGAACCAAAAGAAAGCGATAGCAAGCCATCACGCCAATGCCCAGATCGTCAGCCGTTTGCTGGATGTATTCCTGCACCTCCGGGGCGAGATAGATCGTCTTTCGCTTTTCGGTGGCACCTTTGCTGCCGACGGCCGCTTTTACGGCCGTGGCGCTGGCTGTCGAGACGGTCTTGTCAAACTGCCTAGATGTTGGCTTGGTGTTATCGAGTTGGTCTAAGAGGTTATCCATCAGGCAAGTCTCCCGGCCAGGTGCTTATACGCCTTGGCGGCTGCGTGATCCGGTTGATACTCGAATATCGTGCGTCCACCGCTGCCGCTGCTCTCCTTGACGGCGACGGCCAGGGGGATAGGGGCGGCAATGCGATCCCGACCGTAGACCGAGATCAACTCGATCAGCATCTGCCGGTCCATGACTTGCCGCGGCTGAACCATCGTCGGCAAGATGTAGCGAAGACGAGCCGTGGCTCCATCGGCGCGATAACGCTCCAGGTCCTCGGTGTGTTGCCGGACGCCAACCATGCTCAAATGGTCAGGCTTGGTAGGAACCACCAACGCTTGGGCGAAGTGGTAAACGGCCGCTTTCAACACGTCGAGCTTCGGCGGGCAGTCAATGACGATGTACTGAAAAACGTCCGTGGCCGATGCCAACCAGTGGCTCAGACAGTTCTTTAGCGGGACCGCTCTACTGCCGGGGCGTCGCGCGGCCTGATAGTCCGCGAGGATCAACGACTCACCGGCCTCCTCCAGGTCCGCACTAGCCGGTAGCAGAAACAGGCGCGGCCGGTTTAGTCCATCCTCCGGCCGATCCAGCGAGACAACGCTTTCCCGCAATGTTGCCTGTCCCAACAGTAACCGGCTGACGCACCGATCCCCAACGCGATCCCTGACCCCGAAGAAGTCACTCATGTTGCCCTGCGGATCAAGATCGACGATGAGCGTCGGCCCCCGCTCGGAGAGAGCAGCCGCGACATTCCCGGCCGTCGTCGATTTACCGACGCCACCTTTGTTATTGGTCACTGCAATGATCTTAACCTTCACTTGTTGCCTCCGTCTTGGTAGTGAGTGCACACACACATTGTATACACATTGTGCGCACAGTGGGCGCACGTGAGTTCAGTCTTATGGTAGCAGGGCAAACTTGGCGTGTCAATGGGCTGCTATAACAAAAAGACCCCGACCCCGACGGCCGTTGGCCGGGGTCGGGCCAGTCGGAGTCGGGGTCGGGGTCGGGTCGGACTTGAGTCGGGGTGGGAGTCGGGGTCAGTCGGCCGTCTCCTTGACCGACGTCATCACCCGATCCAGGTTGTCGGAGATGAAGCGCCACAGCTGGCTGCGGTCCGGTTCCTCGCCGCCGTTCTCGGCCGCCCACATCTCGACCGCGTTGGCGACCATGGCCTCGGCGGCGTCATAGTATCGCTGCGCGTCCGCGTTGCCCTGCAGCAGGTCGTCCATGACGAGCTGCACGCCGCCGGACACGCTGTTTAGCCCGCGGCTGTAAAGCAGCAGGAAGAGGAAGTCTGCCGCGTCGCCGCTGATCGTCGTTCGGGCCGTCGGCCCGGTGCCGCGTCCGCGCTTCGTGGCGCGGGTGTAATAGCTACTCATAGGTGTTGTTCTCCTGTGTCGTTTGTCTCGCCTTGCTATCAGTACGATATAAGCATACTACAGTAGTTCAGCCGTCAGGTCAACCCCCTGGCCGAGAAATAAGGTCAGTCGGCCGACGAGGACGGCTCCAGAACGCCTTCGGCCTGCAGGATGTCCTTGATGCGGGCAAAGGCATGGCCGCCGCTGCTGGAGTAGGTCGGGAAGACGGCGCGCTGGATGGCCGAGATGGAGTGGCCCATCTGGCCCAGCCGGACGATCTGCCGACGCATTTCCGGCGTGACGTTGTTGGGGTCGTTGGTCGGGGCGGGCAAGATCACCGGCCACTCGCGGACGGGCGGGCGGGTGTGGCCGTTACCGTTGGCGACCGAGACGGCCGTCTCCGGCATTTGCGGGATGATGACCGGGCGCGGGCCGCTTTGCGGGGTGTACATCACGGCGGGCCAGCGCATCCCCTGGGCCTGGGCCGGGAACTCGCGTAGCGCCGTCTGCCCCAGGGCCAGCACAAGCGCGAAATTTTCGCGCAGGTCGCCCTCGCCCTCAATGCCCAGCGTCTTGACGCGCAGGGACTGGGTGGAGATGAGCAGGTCCAGGCCCACCTTGCGCCCCTCGCGCAGCCACTCCTTCCACATGTCCTCGATGGACCGGCCGAGCGCGGCCACGATGGCGGGCATCTCGTCCACGGCGACGGTGATACTCTCAAAGTCGCGCACGCCCTCGGCGCGTTGCTCATAGCGGTCGGCCAGCAGCGACTGCATCGACTGCATGTAGCCCTGTATCTGGTCGAAGTTCCGGCCCGCGCCGATCACCGTCGCGCCGGGCCAGTCGCCGGGCATACTGTGCGGGTCGATGACGACCACGTGCGGCCGCGGCTCCAGGAAGTAGCGCATGGCCGTGGACTTGCCCGATCCCGTCGGCCCGGCGAACATGGCATGACCGCGCGACGGCCGCAGCAGCGGCACCGCCTCGGCGTCGTTGTCGGTCCCCGTCGTCGCCGGGAGCTGCGGGCGGGGCGAACTCAGCCGCCCGGCCGACGGCGTGACGTCGATGACGTGCGGGCGTCCGTCCACATAGGCCAGCCACATATCGCCCGCCTGCTGCGGCCGGGCCTGGGTGATGATCCGCCACAGCACCGCGCCCACGACGGCCAGCATCGCCAGCACCGTCGCCGCAATGCCCCAGGGCAACATCTGGTTCAGCATGCGCGCCCGCTCAACGGCCGCCTGCCGGGCCTGCTGCTCGACCTGGAGGCGCGCCATCTCGGCCGCCACCAGCTGCTGCTCGGCATCGGCGGCGCGCTGCTCGGCCGACGCCGTGGCCACGATGGCCGCCGACTGTCGCGTGGCGTCGATGGTCAGCGCCTGCACCGTGGCCTGCGCCGACAGCGCATCGGCCGTCGCCGTGGCGACCATCGCCATAGACTGCGCCGTAGACGTGGCCTGGACGGCCTGGGCGGTGGCTTGTTGGGCCGCGATGGCCTGCGCGTCGGCCGTTGCCTGCTGGACAGCCCTGGTCGCCTCCACGGCCCGCTGCTGGGCCTCCTGGGTGGCCTGGGCGACGGCCGTCACCTGGAAAGCGTAGACCGCCAGCGTCGCCTGGGCATCGACGGCCGCCTGGTCGGAGTAGAAGACCATCGGCGGCTGTTGGCCGGGAGTGGTTGTCGCCGCGCCGCCGCAGCCGACGCCCAACAGCGCCAACAACGTCAGTAGCGCGAGGAGGCGGCTGCGCGTCATGGTGTGTCCTCGTACAGCGACGGCAGGGCGGGCAGGCGACCGGGCGCGGCCGGGGCGCGGGACGACCGGCGCTGGGCGCGGCGCGTCAGCCGAAACTCCTTCAAGACCTTCGCCCCGCCGTTCATCGCCAACAGCGAGCCGCCGAGAAACACGACGACCGACGCCATCAGCCCCACGCCCAACAGCAACAGGCGACCGCCGCCGTCATCGGCCGCCGCGGTCGTGCGCGAGGTTATGACCATCTGGTAGCCGGACTTGGGGAGCGACTCGTAGGTGTAGCTGTCCTGCGCCGCGCCGCGGGCCGAGAAGCTCATCATCCCCAGCCCGGCCAGCGCCAGGGCCAACAAGACCAGTAGGAGCGTGCCGTCCTTACGCATGGCGCGGACCCTCCGGCGCTCGGCGGCTCTGTTGCTTCTCGAGATACTGCGCGATGGCCTGACGCACGATCCACGAGCGCGAACGGTCCTGGCGGCGCTTCTCGTCGTCCAGAGCGTCCACCAGCGACTGATCCACCGAAATGCTGACCGTCACCATACGGCCGTCGTCTACGTCGTCTGCTGCGTCGTTATCCAATTCTCTACCCTCCGCGGCCGGGCGGCCGCTTACACCACACCCACTTGGAATTATAACGGCACGCCTTAACAACTGTCAATAACGGCCAACAAAAAAGCCGCTCGTTGGAGCGGCTTCTCTCATGCCTCGGTCACGCGACCGTGGCCAGCATCGTAAACACCAGGAACCCGGCGAAGACCATCGCCCCCGCTGCGGCCAGCGACCGCAGGATAGACGACTTGGTCCCCTTGCGCGTCTCGCCTTTGGGAACAGGGATGCTTCGGCCGTTAACCTCCAGGCACGTATGCGATCCCTTGCCCGACCGGACCTCGTACCCCTTGCGCTTGGCGACGGTCACCCAGTCGCGGTCGTCCTTGCACTCGCGCCACTCGGTTGCCCTAGTCATCTTCGAACCCCTCCGGCAACTCGCCCTCGCGATAGTAGCCGCCGCCCACGCGGCCGGACGGGAGCACGGGCAACAGGTGATGTCGCCACAGGGCGGCCATCTGGGCCTCGGCCATCGTCGCCGAAGACGCCTCAATGTCAACCGGGAACAAGGCGGCGTACTCCTCGCCGTTCTCATCGGTCACTACAAAGTCGAACCAATACTTGAAAACCATCGTTGCCTCCGTTGTTGTTGTGCGGCCGCCCGCGGCCGCTGGGTTGATAGGGTGGGGCGGTCCGCAGGGGCCGCCCCGAAACTGCTACGCGGTCAGCAGGGCGCGGGCGGCCGCCTGCTGCTCCTCATCACCGTACCGCTCCATCAGGTACAGCATCCGCGGCGACCACGGGCCGTCATCGTCGCAGGTGTCCTCGAATTCGCTCAGTTCCGCGGCCATGGTCTCCCATGCCTCGGCGACACACCCGCAGATGCAGTAGCCATCGGGGGTCTTGTCCCAGCCGTTGCCCCACGGCACCCAGTCGCCGTCCTGGTAGTACCGGCCTTCGCCGTGGCAGTCGGTGCAATTCTCATCGGCGATCTGCGCCGCCTCACGGCCGCTCAACTCATCAACGCTGCGGTAGGAAGCTATGGTGTAGAAAAACTGGCTCATCTCGGTCTCCTTTAGGGCGGGTGCCTGTCGTTTAGTATGACAGTATCATACCATAACCTGCACCCCTTGTCAACCAACTGCAACCATCAACTTCCCGGTTCGCGCCGGTTGCGGTCTGTTCCTTCGTATAGGTAAGGTTCATGTGCCGGGCGGCCGCTGCCCAAATCCGCAACCAACCGGCCGACTTCGCAACCATCCGCAACCGTTGTGATACAATATCGGCCGGAGGTGGATGTCATGAATTCGAGCGACAGACGGGAATTGACGACGGGAGCAGGGGGAGACAGTGGCCGCCTCGCAGCGGCCGTGGGAGGATGCCATGTCAAGTAAGCTGGGGCCGCACTTTATCGGTTCGCCCGGTCTGGCAAAGTGGATCGGGGCCGGGCCGGTGCTCTACAAGTTCGACCCGATGGGGCTGGGGGCGTCATCGTCTGTCCCGGCCGGTCCGCTCGTTGTCGGCAAGCTGGACCAGCAGGACGACGCCCTGGGGTTGACCGACTGGAAGGCGCTGATGCACCGCGGCGAGACGCCGAAGGCCGCGGCCGCGGTGCGGTTCGCGGCGCAGACCGACATCTACGCCGGGGCTAACCGGCCGCGGGTCAACCGCTACACCGCCAACCCGCGCATTGACGTGTGGGAGGATGACAACGAGATACCCCCGGACAACGCGAATGAGGCGGCCTGGTACAGCGCCTACTGCATCGAGATGATGAAGCTGTATGAGTCCATCGGCAAGAAGCGGGCCAACTTCAGCTTCGCCGTGGGCACGCCAAGCATGGACATCTGGCCTCATCTGCTCCCGGCCGTTCGCCACGCCCGCGACAACGGCCACTACATCGCCCTCCACGAGTACATGGGCTACGAGGCCGACTATGGGGTAGGCTGGAAACAGGTGGACGCCAACGGCAACCTGACGGCCGATGTGTGGCACGGCCGCCCTGACCGCTCTTATCCCTGGGGCTGGGCTGCCCTGCGCTATCGCTACGTGTGGGACACGGTGTTGGCCCCGGCCGGACTGGGGGACACGCAGCTCATCATCACCGAGGCCGGGTGTGACGATGTGGCCTCGGTGACGCCGAAGGGCGCGCCGGTGGGGTCATGGCGGGCGATGGGTCTGGACCCACAGAAGTACGCCGACATGCTGGCCTGGTATGACCGGCGCATCCGCGAGGATGACTATGTGGTCGGCGCGGCCGTGTTTACGGTGGGGAGCGTGGGCGTGTGGAAGGAGTGGGACATCTCCGGCACGGCCGTCGAGGTTGCCCTGCTGGACCGCATCAAAGACAACGCGCCAACGCCGTCGCCGGTGGACCCGCCGAAGCCACCCACGCCGGGCACGGCCGAGCTACTCGCCAACCCCGGCTTTGAGGGCGGCTGGGACGACATCAGCCAGTCCAGCCAGCAGCCGCGCGGCTGGCGCTTCGCCTGGAATACGGGCAAGTCGCCGATCTCCGGCCAGGCGTATGGCGAGCCGGAGGGCGTCCACAAGTCGGCCGCGCAGCTACCGGCCGACGAGGCGGCGCGGTTCATCCGCGATGGGCAGTGGTGTTACAAGCTGTTCGCGGGCGGGCGACCGTTCTGGGCGCGCCTGGTCCAGGAGTTCCCCGACCTACCGGCTGGTCGGTACGTGTTCACGTGGCGCGGCTGGCTGGACTTCTACCGCATGACGGACAAGAAGCGCGACTACCGGGTGGAGACCAACTCGGCGCGCTATACGCTCAAGGTCAACGACCAGGCCGTCGCCGGGCCGCTGGACATCTGGCCTGCGGCCGCGACCGGGCCGGTCTACCGCGAGATATCGACCGCCTTCACCCACGGCGGCGGGCCGCTCAAGCTGGCCGTCCACATGTCGGCCGAGTGGGGCATTTCCAACAATTTCTTCCTGGACGGCTGGTCCCTGCGCGCGGCCGTCACCGAACCCGAACCGCCCGCGCCGGAACCGCCGAAGCCCGAACCGCCGAAGCCGGAGCCGGGCGGCGAGGTCATCGGGATCGACGTCTCCAAGTGGCAGGGGGCGATGGACTTTGGCAAGGCGGCCGCCAAGGTTGACTTCGCCTTCATCCGCGCGTCGTATGGCAAGCACCAGGACGAGCGGGTGGACGAGTATGCCCCGGCGGCGATGGCGGCCGGGCTACCCTATGGCTTCTACCACTACCTGCACTTCTTCGATCCGCCCAAGGAGCAGGTGGAGACGTTCGCGGCCGTCATCGAGCGGCACGGCTGCGACCTACCGCCGGTGCTGGACCTGGAGGACGGGAACTTCAACGGCCTGACCGTGACCGAGCGGGCGGCGTTTGTGTTGGAGTTCCTGGAGCGCCTGCAAGTACGCCTCGACGAGATGGGTATCGACCGGCTGCCGATCCTCTATACCAACTACAGCTACTGGCGCTCGGCCCTGGGCGCGCCGAAATGGGGCGCGGCCTTCGACCTATGGATCGCCAACTGGACCAAGGGCACGCGGCCGCTCGTGCCGGAGCCGTGGGCCAGCGGCCGGGGCTGGACCTTCTGGCAGTACGCCAACGACGGCCACGGGCCGAGCTATGGCGCGTCAAGCGCCCGGATCGACCTGAACCGCTTCAACGGCACGGCGGACGACCTGGCCGCGTACCTCATCCCGCGCGGCGTGCCGGAGCCGAGGCCGCCGACGCTGGCCGAGACAATGTGGCGGCTGGGCACGGCCGCGCCGGGGATCGCCAACACGCCGACCTTCGCTTTGCAGGCGGCGATGCTGGAGGACGGTCTCTATCCGCTCTCCGATGAGCAGCGCGAGGTCATCGACGGCGTGAGCTATGCCTACCGCCGCGCGGGCGGCCGGGCCGGGGAGACGCTGGTCTACTACGCGCCGGTGGGGGAGTGGGACGCCGTCCGCGTCGTCGGGCCGGAGGACGCGCTGCCCGCGCCGAAACCACCGACGCCAACGCCGACGCCACCCAAGCCTCAGCCGCCGAAGCCGGAGCCGCAGCCACCCGACCCGACCAAGATCGACCTCCTGCCCTACATGACCGGGATGCTCGGCCCGGACGGCCGTGGGCCGCTCTTCGAGGTGCGCCACAGCAGCGGCAGCCAGGCGCGCCACCAGACCCAGCGCGACCCGCACCGGCCGGGCTGGTACTACCTGACGAAGGGCAACGAGCTATCGGCCGAGTGGGAGCATTTCGGCGCGGACGACAAGGCCATCTATCGCGGCCGCGACACGTCGCCGGGCGGCGGGATGATGTACACGCTCTATGGCGCGCCGGGGGTCTATGGCAGCGTCTGGGCACCGCGCCGGATGGCCGTGGGGGAGACGTTCCCGCGTAACCCGCTCGTGCGCTGGCAGCGGATCGCCGACTGCCAAACGACCGAGGAGCGCCGCCAGCCGTCAACGATCCGCCTGGCGGCCGCGCAGAAGGCAATGATGGTCAATGGGATATTCGTTGGGGACTGCATCCTCTTGCAGTGGCTGCTGCCCAACGGCCGCGTCGAGGAGACGTGGACCTTCTCGCGGATGTACGGGCTGGTGACCTGGACGAAGGCCGACGGCCAGCGCAGCGAGATCAGCGAGGCCCACGCGCCGGGCCAGCGGCCGGACAACCGCCGCCAGGTCATCACCTGCGCGGAGTGAGAAACGAAAAGGGGACGGCAGAAAGCCGTCCCCTTTTTCCCTGCCATGCCGGGCCTCGCCAGGCCGGGCCTCGCCCCGCCAGGCCTGGCCCCGCCTTGCCTGGCCATGCCAAGCCTTGCTTGGTTAGTCCTCCGATACACTACCGCAAAGCCCGCGCCCCGTCAAGACGCAAACCGGGCAGGCAGTGTATTCGGCTACAACGGCCGCGGTGGTCATTGTAAAAAACGGGCCAAAATTACACAGGGTCGGGTTGTTGCGGAAAGTCATACATCCCAACCGCGACCTGGATGCAGAAAGGCGAGACATCGGTCTCGCCCTTCTGGCCTTGAGTTAGTAGTCTGCTAGGGTATTTTATCGGCCGGTGCGGCTTGCGGCGAATTGCCCACCTCCCTCTGGATAGTCCCAACCACCCAGTCCGGCACGCGGTACCCATCGGCCGCCACGTCGCCCACATAGGCCAGCAAGTCGGCCCACGTCTGGAAGGTGCGGTGTTCCCCGTCGCGCGGACCGCCGATGGGCTGGGTCTCGCCCGAGAATATCTCATTGGCGTACTTGTGGAAAAGGCGACGCCACTCGGCCCACTCGTGGTCATCGGCCGTCAGGCTGGGCAGGGGCGGCTCCGGTCCTATCTCTTGCACCCGCCGATCGGCCGCCACGTGGCACTCAATGCCCGCTGGGGACACATAGATACACAGGTCGCACTGGTGGAAGTCGCAAAGACTCATGACGGCCGCGCCTCCCACGCGGCCGGGGGATACCCGCCGCCCAAGTCCTCCTCGAATACCTCCAGCCCACGCTCGGCCGCCTCGCGCCCGGCGAAGGCGCGGGCCTCATTGAGGGTGGGGAAGGTGCCCAGCACATCGACTGCATCCGGCGGCTCCGGCAGCTGGCCGCCTTGCATCAGCAGCACCAGCCACTCGGTGGTATCCTCCGGGTCGCCGTCCTTCCAAACCTCGATGTATCGATCAATGCTGCTCACGGTGTCTCCTTTGCGCGCCGGTCCCTACTTAGCCCAGCGCATGTACTTGAATTCGGGATCGTCGGGGAATACGGTCTCGTCGAGGAGCGCCAGCCCCGTCTCGGCCAGCACCGGCGCGGCCGCCTCTACGTCGGCCAGCGGGCCGCATATGCAGACCTGCATCCGGCCGTCGGCCAGGCCGTTCATCGAGACCTCGATGTTGCCGCCGCCGATCTCCTTGTTGACCACGCGGGCAAAGACCCGCTCGACCTCGTGCAATAGCTGGCTCATTTCGCCACCATGTCCGTCGCCGCGATCTCCAGGGCGGTGGTGAAGCCCTTCGCCCACATGGCGATGCTATGGTGACCGGTCGTGCTCATGTACCCTATCACGTCCACCCGGTAAGTGTCCTCCTCGTTGCCCTCCGCGAATACTCGCGGGCTGACCATCGGGGAGGCGTGCCGCATGGCGCGGACGGTTAGCTCGGCGTTGGTTCGGCTCAAGTCAGAAGCTACGGTTGGGTTTTGCATCTCAGGTCTCCTTGCCTTTCGGCCCTAGCGGGGCGCTGCCCTGTTCGTTTGGTATGACCACATCATAACATATAACGCGACGGCCTGTCAACCAACTGGTGGAAACTGGTGGCAACGATGCGCAACGCGGCCGGGCCGCCAAACCGGCAGCGTACATATGTTCTAATTTTCAGCGACAGCGAAACGGCCTGGGGCAGGGTGGGGGGAGTCGGGTCAGCGGATGGCGGCCGCGAAGGCGTCAGACATCTCCAGGCGCGGCGGCGACGATAGGTCCAGCAGCGCCGGGAAGTCGATGCCCGCCCAGTTCACTTTGTCCAGCGTCGAGAGTGCCCAGTCGGCCCGGAAGGCGGCCGTCTCCTCGGTGTTGCCGAACTTGTCCTTGGTGGGGTAGGTGGCGACGATCTCGACGCGGGCATAGTCCTGGTATCCGACCTCGGTCAGGGTGTGCAGAATTTCGGACACCTCGGCCGCCGTCAGCAGCGCCGCCCGGTCCATCGCGCCGCGATCCATGCGATAAGCGATCCGCAGCCAGGCGCTGGAAGCACGTTCGTCATCCACCGCGCACTCGGTCAGCCGGTCAGGCTCTACCAGAATTTGGTTGCCGATCCACCGGCATAGCGCGTCGGCCGTCTCCGGCAGCCGCACGGGCGTCGCGGTCGGCGTCGGCCGCGCGGTAACCGTTGGCGGCACCGTGGCCACGGCCGACGCCTCGCCATCGGCCGCGCCGCCGCACGCGGCCAGCACAGCCAACATCATCAAAGCAACTCCAACCAGTTTGAGTCTCATCGCGTCTACCTCCGTGTGGCCGCAACGATAGCGCAAAGCGTCGTCGTTGTCACGGCAGCGAACCGTCGCGCTCCATGATGGCCTGGGTCAGGTACATCAGCAGGTCGGCCGCTTCTTGCCAGGCGTCGATCAACGGGTCGCGGCCGTTGCGGACCCGCAGGTAGGTGCCGTACTTGACGCGCCCCTGTTCGGCGCGGGCTGTCAGCGCGGCCACCACCACTGGCAGGACCACGTCGCTCTCGCCCACGGGCGGCGGCTGGTCGGGGAATGCGGGAGCCGTCATCCCGGTTCAGTCTCCCAGGACGGCCGTCGCCGCCCGTCGCGCTTCGCGAATTTCGTTGAATTCAGCCATCGGCCGCCACTCCTTCGACCAGTCGCCCCACGGCACCCACTCCTGGTTCCACGGGTGCGCGGCTGGCGGGCTGTCGGCGATGTCGATGCGATACACCCGGCGGCCGTTGACCGTCGTCAGCCGCTGGTTGACTTCGTCGCCGAACGCATCAATACACCAGTATTCCTGGCCCCAGATCGTCACGACGGTCGTGTTGATGTGCCCTAACCACGCGACGGGGCAAGCGGCCGTCCACCCGAACAACTCCGGCCCGGTCGTCGTCAGCGAGGTCTGCCCGCAGTCCTCATTGCAATTGATGCCGCCCAGCGACCAGTCGTAGACGGTGATGAACAGCCCCGGCGGCCGCGCGGGCGGCGGGGGCGGCGGGTCGGCGGGCATGGCGATAACGGAACTAGCCGCAATAAGCAGCAAACCCACGCAACCGACCAGGGCAAATAAAAAGCGTCCCATTGACTACCCTTGCTTGAGGGCGGACCCAAAGGCGGCCGGGTCCACACGGTAACCGAGGTCGTTCAATATCCTGGCCAGGTAAACGGCCGTGGCGCTGTGAACGCGAATGCGCGGCACGTTCACCTCCAGCCACTCGGTCATGTCCCACGATCCCGTATACGTCCGGCCAGCGCCCAACCAGTCGGCCACCATTTCCAGCGCATACATGCCCGGCATCGGCACAGCGCCGTTCTCGACGTCGCTGCCTTTCGGCGTGAACCCGTCGGCAAACAGCCAATGCTGCCAATGATGCGGGTTGTGATGGATGTGATGCAGCCATGCCCGCGCGAACGCGGCCGGTGCGCCACCGCCTTGAAAGTGCATGGCGTAGCCATAGAACTCTCGGCCGCTGAACTTGCTTTGATCGTGCCCTTGCAAAAGAAGATCGGGCACGCGCAGTCGCAACCCAGCCTCGCGGACGTAGCTGATATGGGCGATCAACGAGTCCATATAGGCGTCGTATACGTCTTCGGAGAGCCGGTCGTATTCGTCGCAGACCCAGTCGTCTTTGTGAGCCTGCAGTGCGGTCGGGTTGGTGATGTCGATAAAGTCAGTCACGGGGTTGTGCTCCTTTTGACCAAACAGCACGCGAGCCGTTTTGTCCGTCATCTGGCTGGTCACTGAAAACGATACGGGTTCCAAGATCGGCGCGGCCGCCTCGAACGGCCGAAGACCGTCAGCAACGTCCGCGTCGAACTGCACCGGCAGTGGCGTTATCGTGACGTCGGTGGGGTGGATGATGCCGACGTCACGGCCGTCAACGCTCACCCGCACCTCGCGCAGCTGGCGGCTTTGTGCGGCCGGTGTGTCAGTCATAACCACCGTCCGAACTCTTGATGACGCCCAGCGGCACCAACCGAACCGAGCGCTCGACCAGGTCCTCTTGGTTAAGCATCACCGTCTCGATGTCCTTGTATGCACCGGGGGCCTCATCCAGATCGCCAACGCCGCGAATGGCGTGTAGCACGCCCATCTCATTCAACCGCTCGGTCTCGCCCTCAAAGTCCAAGGTCTTTCGCGCCACGTTGCGCCCCATGCGGCGGCCCGCGCCGTGCGAACAGGACTCAAAGCTGTCAGGGTTACCCTTGCCAACGACGATGTACGACGCGGAACCCTGTGAGCCGGGGATGATGCCGACCTGGCCCGCCTTGGCCTGCGTCGCGCCCTTCCGATGAACGATAACGTTCTGCCCGAAGTGGTTCTCAAAGGCGGCGTAGTTGTGCGGCAGGTTTATCTCCGGCGAGAACGTAACTGACGGCACGACTTCGGCAAGCGCCTCCTGAATTCTGTCCAGCATCAGACGGCGGTTGTGGTAGGCGTACTCTGTGCAGAACTTCATGTCCTCGAAGTACTGCCGACCGGCCGCGTCGTCGAACGGCAGGAATGACAACCCCTGCTTAGGATCAACCGATGAGAAGTACCGCGTGTTGGTCTCCTCGGCCAGCTTGGCGTAGTGCCCGGCCGTTTTGAAGCCGAGTCCGCGCGATCCACTATGGATCATGATCCACACGTAGCCGTCCGATCCGGCCTGGAACTCAATGAAGTGGTTGCCGCCGCCGAGCGTCCCGGCCTGGAATAGGGCCTGATCCCACAGGCGCTGAACGAGGTCGCTGACTTTGCCGGTCGGTTCCAGCGGGATGCTTTGGACCGTCTCGTGCGAGTTGAACCCGACCGGCACCGTCTGCCTCACGCGCCCCATGACAGCCTTAAGCGAGTCTCGCTCCACATGGTCCAGGTTCGTCCTGACGGCGCACATGCCGCAGCCGATGTCTACCCCGACAGCATTGGGGACGATGTAGTGCTGCGTCGCCAGAACGCCGCCAATGGGCATACCATACCCCTGGTGGCTGTCCGGCATGATAGCAATATGCTTGAAGGCAAACGGCAGGTTGGCAAGGTTCCTCGCCTGCGCCAATGCGCCTTCCTCCATGTCATCAAGCCACAGCTTGATCGGAACTCGTTCCGTCGCAATTACTTGTTTCATGTTTTAACCTCGTTATCTGCTTGTCGTCATATCAGCACCGCGGCCGCCACGAGCGCCAGGACCACGACGATGCCGATGACTGTCTTGATGCAGGAGCGGCCGTCGCCTTCCAGCCCGGCTACAACCTGTTTGCCGTTGGCTGAACCCATGTGCCCGGCGTAGATCTTTGATACCCCGCTGACCACGCCAAAGATGAGCAACCCGGCCAGGAACGCCCAGATGAACGTATTGCGATGCTCCGGCGCGAGGGTGGGGTAGACGGCGCGGCCGACGTTGATGAGCAACAGCAGGAACCCAAAGGCGGCCGCGAACATGAGCAGACTGATCAGCCCATAGCGGCAGCCGCAGCCGGGCTGGATGTTATCGTCGTCATTCATGGGGTTTGCTCCGGCTGGGTGTCGTCCGGTGCCGGGTGCCCGGTTTCGGCGTAGGCGTCCTCGATCGTCGGGATGCCGGTCAGCACCGACCGGCCGTGCATATCGACGACTGTATACGTTCCGTCGCTTTCCCGGTCGATGATCCAGCGGTCGGTCTCCAGGACTCGCTCTGAGGGGCCGGGGGCGGCGCTCATGAGGTCTCTCCTTGGGGCGCGGCCGTGTCGAACAGCGTCGGCTGCCCGGCGAGGCGCATGAGGACGCTCTCCGGGATCGGCTGAGTATATGTGCACTCCGGCCACTCCGGGCAGGCCAGGAATTCGGTGCCCGTCTTGCGGTTGACGCGGACGACGAGCAGGGTGTGCCCGCGGCCGCTCTCGGCGCAGGCCGGGCAGGGGATGGATAGGGTGGGGGTCGGTTGGGTGTTCATAACTTCTCCGGTATACTGTGGGCACGGTCGCGCCTGTTCCTCGGTCGCGAACGTCGGGTATATTCCGTGTGGGCAGCGATGCTCCTAGCGCCCGACGGGGCAGGCGCGGCCGCGTTGCTGTCGGCGCAGGCCGGGGCGGGGACGGGGGTGCTCATATCATTGGATCGTTCGGCGGCCGGGTAAAGGCAATGATCATCGCCCAGAGCGCGGCCGCCGCAATTACGACAATTGCTGTGGGGACAGGGTGGTTGACCACGCCCCACGCAAATGCAGACAGAAGCACCGTCAATAGGCCGATGATCGCCACGTTGACAAAAAAGGTTCCAACCATTTCCGGCAAGTTATTGTTCATGCTTCTCCTTGTGGCGGGATGTGCGCAGGTAGGAAGGCCCAGCCCGCGATGTCCTCGTCGCAGACGTAGATGCCGCTGCGGCCGCGCCGGTGTCGGTCTTGCGGTTGACGCGAATTACTAGCCCGACCTGACCGCGGACCCTTTCGGCGCAGGCCGGGCAGGGGATGGATGGAGTCGATCCGCGGCGTCGTCTTCGGCCGTCGTCTCCAGCGTGTGCATGACCTCAATGTCACCAAGGCGACCAACGCTGCTAATAACAACCACCTCGCCGCGCCAAGTGCTGATCGTTCGGTGGTCGGCATACGCATTGAAGCGATCCATTGCATCCTCTAGGCACGTGCCCAGGACATACATCTCACCGGGTATAGAGTGAGCGGCGTTGCGCCGCTCAAACACGAGCCTGTATATCTCGTAAAACGAAAAGTCGGGTGCATCATCGTTTTCAGGAATCATTGTCATCTCCATAGGGCGGGGGATAAGCCACCCCTGCTTGGATAGTCATACTTATTATAATGGATATTTGAGCAAGTATAGGTTTAGACGATGTAAACCCATTTGGCCTCTTTCATCCAAGGCCCATCGTGGTCGTCACCAAACTTATCCAGGTACTGCGCGACGACACCCCTCTTGGTTTCGTTCGACATATCTGCTATGCCGATCACCATAACGGCCGCGGACCGGATGTTGAATAGTCGGTGACCTTCACCGCGGAGCTTATTGATCCACCGTTCTTCTTTGGCACGCCGATCTTCGGCGACTTCTTCCAGGCAGTCCATCTCAAAGCCGTATAGTCCACCCAGCCACTCGTACAGCGGCGGGTTCCCGGACGTTTCTGGGTTCTCGATGCCTCGGATGTGACCCCACCACCGACGCTGCATATCGACCGTAGACCCAACGTACCGATACTCATCACTGCCTTTCTCGCGTAACCCATAAATGTAAAACATGAAACGCCTCCACGGTTGCCAGTCGCGGAGGCGTCGGTTAGACTCTATTCCGTGACTGCTGATACCAGTCGCCATGTCCTGGGAGTGTTGACGCACTCGCCAGGACGCTTTGTTATTGACCAGAATTATAGCACGGGTGTTCTGATGAGGCCACTCGCCAGGCCCGGTCGAGGCCACGGCCGCACATGGGCCGGTCATTCTTCTTCATCCTCATCATAGTAGTCCACGCCATACGGCGGCCGTATCGCCGCCACTTGGCGCGGGTCGTAGTCTGTTGGGTCGCCGTAGACCCAGCCGTCTTCGCGTTCCGGGTCCGGCCACAACCGGACGCGGATAACGTTACCGTCTGTGTCGCGCTCGGCCGGATCGCGCGCCGCTTCAAGCAGCGCTATCAGCCCGGCCGCCACCAACTCCGGCCGGTCGCTGTAGGCGTCGGCCAGCGCAGAGATGAGCGCCGAGACGCTCGGCACCCCGTTGCGGCCGATGGCTTGCATATCGGCCGCCAGGTCGTTCAAAGCGCCTCGGCGCTGCTCGTGGTCAGCGCCGAGGCTAATGGAAAATCGGTCGGGTCGGGCCATTAGCCCCAGTCCTCGAACGCGAGGCTCATGTCTCGATGGTAGCCACACTTGAGAATTTCAGACAAACTCGCACCGACCAAATCTTGCGGCTCGTTGATAAAGCCGCCATTGCCGTTCTTGATGTAGGACCACTGTGCAACCGCCACGCCGTCTTCGACACAAACGGCCGATACCAGCGTTTGGTTGGCCGGTTTTCCTTGTGTAACTTTTCGAATATAAACGCTGCTTGCCATTTCGTTTCTCCTGTTACGCCTCATCTATTTCATCGTGGATGATGTACTTGATGACATTCGGCGCATTGTCGAGCAATTGGTCAATGCTGTATATGCTGTAAATAGCGTATACTTCATTGCCGTCGTCGTCGGTGTCAACCGGCTCCATCCACTCGCCCTTGTCGTAATCAAGCTTCAGATTCAGCGTCGGGCCGAGTCCATCTTCATTCGCTTTGAAAGTAACCTCGTATACCTGCATTTCGTGTCTCCTATCTTGCTTCGGTCATGCTCGATTGCTTAACCGTACACACAGTATACACCACCGTGTGTACAGTGTCAATAGGTTTGATGACCAGTTTCGGAAACTGGTTGTGCCGCTAATGCATTGTGCGCCGCCCGCTCCGGCCAGGTGGTCGCTCCCCGGGCGGACCAGTCAATGCCGTCTTGTGCGGCCGTGTAGTAAGCAATGGAGTCGATGGAATCAAAGCAGCCGAGGTTGCGCCAGGCGTGGATATCGGCCATGTCCCAGCCCGCGCCGAGGTTGTGGAGCCACTTCGCGCCGGTGATGGCTCTGACTTGCGCGCAGATGACCGGCATCAGGTCGCGGCATTCGACGGCGCGCAGGCCGGGGTTAGATATGGCGACGAACGGTGGACGGGCGGGAGCATAGGCTTTGGCTTGTTGGATAGCGGTGTATACGTCCAGCTTGCGCTTGTGCCGGAACTGGATCACCGGCGCGACGGTCACAACGGGCTCTTTTTGCCACCAGTGCCAGTTCGCCACCGTCGCGGCCGGGTCCAAGAACACGTCCGGCGCGATACAGACGACTCGCTCGCCGCCGTGACGACGGTAGTGCTCGGCCAAACCACGCATCCAGCGCGGCGTCATCTTCTCGCCGCGCTGGGATAGGCCGAAAGCGCCGCTGTCGAGGATAGCAAAGCCATCCGGGGGCGGGGCTTCCGGTTCGGCCGGGTAGGCGTAGAGGCGGCACAGAGATGTCAGACGGCCGCGCAGCTCGCGTGGCACTGGGGTCACGTAGATCATTGTTGCTGCACCATGCTCCACACAACCGCCTCATCCACGGTCATCAGCTTAAGATCGGTACCAAGCGTAACGGCCAACCGCGTCGATCCGGTCATCGGCCAGATGTGGCAGGCCGACAAAATGGCATCCGGCCAAGCGCTGCGAATGTAATTAAACCCGATGACTTCACCGAAGTTCTGTGCACCACGTGTTAACTCATGCTGATGGTTCCGCCACGTATCGCCATATCGCGCCAACCCGGACTTGAGTTCGGTGCCGCGATTGAGGCGAAAGTGCAACACATCGCCGAAGGTAACAAATAGAATTGGCGGCCGGTAGTGGTGGAGAACCGCATCCAGCATTGGTTGCGGTGAGGCGGTGGCGTCGATATCGATGATGTCAAACGGTCCCAGCGGCCGCTCGGCAATAAGCTTGTTGTCGCCGTGGATGCAAACGGTCTCCAAACCGGTTGTGTTAATGCGCAAACACTCGACTGCGGCAGCATCGCGGTCTATTGCTGTCACCCGCGCTCCGGCCGTGCCGTAGGTTACTGTTAGCCAACCATACCCGGCATTTGTCTCTAGAACCCGTGGTGACGGCCGCAGATGTCGAACAGCCTGCCACGCCCAGGCGTGTTTGACGGCAATGAAGTGATCTACCGTCTTGTCGTTATACAGGTTGGCGACCGGTCTGAGATCGCGCTTCATCCAACGCATGGTCTTGCCTCCGGCCGCGCACGGCGCAGGTGCGAATGTTTTTATATTGCCAATACGGCGGCCGAAAGCCGCAGAATTCCTTTTCGAAGTCGCCGGTAATGTGCATCTCATCGAGCAGGTCCACCGGCACCGGCCGGGCGAGGTAGCCGTCGCGCGTGAACACCGACTCGTCGTCGGCCGCCTGTTCGATGTGCCAGCGCTTGATGACCCCGTAACCGCGCCTCCGTTTCTTGCCGATGCTCAGCGCAGCGTCAAGGATGGCCCCCACTTCCTCGGCCACGCCGAAGATGTGCCATTCCAGCGCCTCCACGGCGACGGTCTGATACGGTATGTACTGCGATACGAACGCGCCTTTGCCGATGTTTATCTTCCGGTCGGCGGCCTGAACGTAGTCCACCGCACCAAGCCAGTCGATGCGCTTGGTGAAGTGGACGGTGTCCAGCTCATAGTCACCAACCGGCGTGGCCGTGGAGCAGCGGTAAGTCCAGACGCCGTGTTCCAGGCCGTGACCGAAGACGCCAAGCGGCAGAAAGTGGCCGTTCCAGACCGGCTCCGGGATATAACCATATTTCTCGCTCTTCCGGTACCAGTCGTCGGTTTCCTGACGGCCGTGTTTGCGGCAGTTCTTGAGATAGAAGTAGTACCGGCGCGCTTGTCGGGCGCGTTCGCGTGACTGGCCGTCGTCAATCACCGTGGCGGCCATGACGGCGTCCAGCATCGGCCATCGCTCCACCATCACCTGGCTGCGCAGTTCGGCGACGACACGTAACGGCTCATAGTGGTTCATAGTGACTTGAACGCCTCCAGAATTTGCACCTCATGCGCGGCCAAGTGCGCGGCGGCCGCTTCCATAGCGCCGATAGCCATCGGTTCTTCGATTTGCGCCGGGCCGGTGACTTTGTACTGGCGCAAGTCCAGCCTGACCCGGCCGCAACCGCGACTACCGCGACCGCCGATCTTCGGCCGTTCGTAGAAGTACGTCAGACCACCGAAGAACACGCCGAGTTCCACATCAGACGGGTTGCGCAAGGTCATCTCGACATACAACTCCGTGCCGGTGGCCAGCGCTTCATAGCCATAGCGCATGGACATCGCCGTGCCGCTTGTCTCGGCCTCGTCGTTTTCGGTGCGCTCGCCGGTCTCACGCTGCCAGTCTGCCAGCGTGTCGGCGTCGATCAGGTCCTGCATGGCGCGGTTCTTTTTGTCGTCGCGCCGCGTCCAATTGAGCACCTGCAACAAGTCGGACATATACACGCCGTCGGCCCGCGGCCGGATATCTTCCGGCAGGTAGTCGCGCCACTCCTGACAGATTGGTACCCAGTTAGCGAAGTCGAGACGGCCGCCGAGAATGCGGTTACCGATGCTACCGCCGAACAGCGAGATGACCGGGAACATCTCACGCAGCTCGGCTTCTTCAAACAGGTTGACGTACTTGTCTCCCTTGGCGGCCGTTAGATGGCCGCCGCCGGTGAGCAAGTCGAACGCGCGAAGATCGGTGAACTTACTGAAGTTCGGCAACTGGTCCAGGCACCAGAAGGCGCAGTTGTCGCGCGTCAGACCGGCCACGGCATTGCCGGAGTAGACCGGCAGGTACTCAAACGCGCCGTCTACGCGGACTTTTTCACGGCGAAACTCGGTGACGGTGCCGCCGCTGCGTTCGCCGCCGTGGATAAGCGGCTCGGACAGCGTGGCAATACCGGCAATACGGATGATGTTACGCTTTTTCATTGCTCTCTCCTTCAAGTTCGGCGCGCACGGCGTCACGATAAATTCGCAGGAACGCGATGACCACCGGCGCATTGTTTCGTAGATGGTTCATCATCCGCCGGTGGTCATCGACGGGCAGGGCCAGCAGTTTCTGGACGGCCGCGCGCTCATCGTTGTTCACGCCCAGCGCGTTGATATGAAAGTGGCCGCATATCTCGGAGATGAAACCGTCTACCCCCCGCCCCATGCGCGCGGACAACCGCACGCGATCACTGAACATGTCCCAGACGCGCAACCGGTAGCGCGACCAGTCGGTGCGCGAATTGCGCCAAATGTTGCGCCAGACAATGACCAGCAGCAGCCATGTCTCATAATACTCATCAGCCATCGCCCCACCGGCGATAACGGTCAACTCTTCTTTAGTCGGCATCCTCTTCTTCCTTTGCGGCGAGATCGCCACAGAATTGCACCAAGTCCAGGTATGGCGTGCGTAAAAACGGCCGGATGGCATCGCGTGCGGCGGCGAACTCGTCAATGGCGTCTTGCCATTTGGCCAGCCGCCAGGACTGGTAGCCGTCGCCGGTTATTTCCTGCCAAGTGTGATGGCGACGCAAGGTGTCACAGGCGGCAGTTAGCAAGCTCCAACGCGACGCGTCGATCTCCAGCGTGGCTAGCTCAAACTGCACTTTCAAATGGCGGTTCCCGGCGACGTTCAGCGGCGCGCGCAAGCCGATATGCTTACGCTTGGCAGTTGTCACCAGAAAGTAGCCGGACTCCGGCAGCGGTTCGGCCAGGAGTCGGTCGATGTACGGTCGAATTGCCTTGCGGCTTATTGTTTCGGCATGCTTGGCCGCCAGCCACCAGTTTTCGCGGCGAAGCTCCTGATGATCGAAGTAAGCGCTGCATGACTGGCAGCATACCCGGCTCTCCGGCGCGCGCAGCAAATCGCGATCAGTGAATGTCGGCCGTAACACCTTGTTAACATCCAGATCGTCGGCCGTATCCAAGCCGCAGACCGCACATGCGCTTAGGAGACCGCCGGTTGCCGTTGGCAGAGAGCCGCCCAGATGGTGGTCGAAGTAACGTGTCAGGTAAGTTTGCTCAGCCATATGCCTCCCTTGCCAACCGCGCCTCACGACGCGCCAGCCGCTCAAGCTCAAACGTGACCAACGGCCGATCCGTGACGGTGAATACAAACGGCTCGCCTTCCGGCAGCCGGGTCAGCAAGTCGGCAATAGTGACCCAGCTGACCAGCTTGCACGCGCCGCGTGACGACATTAGTCCCCACCTTTTATCCTCGCCGACCAAGGTGCGCGCGCTATCCTCCAGCCACTCATCCCATTCCGGCCCTTTCATGTATTCAGGTGCGTCGTAGGCCACAACGTCGAATACGCTCAGGACCTTGTCGGCCTGCTCGAGATCGCTGGCCTGTTCCTCCTCGGATAGATCATCGTAGTCGGTGTACATCTGGCGTTCCCAGCGTTCCACCTTGTCGGCCGGGATCAGCACCGATCCATCGTCTCCCCTGTTGCTGACGCTGAACAGGTAGCGCATCCAGTGCGCCCAGATGTCGTGCTGGACGGCCGCCAGTGCCGAGCGCAACGGCCGTTGCTTCGAGCGAGGCGGGCCAGACGTTTCAGGCTCTCTCAGACGGCCGACCAACTGTGCCCCGTACTCCTTCTCGGCCTCCGTCGGTTCGCGCAGACTGACCAGCGCCACCTCGTCCGGCACATCGTCCAACGCCAAACCGCCATCGCTGGCGTCGATAAGATGCTGGACCATTGCGCGGGCGTTGGGTTCCATTGCGTCAAAGGTTTGTCGATCCACTTAGCACTCCTTCGCTATCTGCTTCAGGATGATGTCATGCAACGGCCGCTCGTCGTACAGCGCAAACAGGGGCGGCGCGTCGGTCTCAAGCCAAGAGCACCACTTGTCTTCCGCGCCGGGGCGCCAGTAGTACCAAGTTAGGGGGCGGTTGTCGCTCATGATTGCATCTCCTTCTCTGCCTCAACCATTTCCTCAAGCCATGTGTTGCATTTGTCCCATGCGGCGGCCCATGCGGCGTCCCCTGCGGCGGCCCATGCGGCGGCCCATGCGGCGGCCCATGCGGCGGCCCGTGCGGCGTCCCGTGCGGCGTCCCATGCGGCGTCCCGTGCGGCGGACCGTGCGGCGGACCGTGCGGCGGCCCATGCGGCGGACCGTTTTGATTCGTCGCCCGTTTCGAGGTATTGCCGCACAACGTCGGGCATATCCCACAGGTGCGCCACGTCCAACGCCACGCGCCGGGAAAATGCCTGTAAAACTTCCTCGCCGTCAACGCGCCACAAAACGCGGCGGCGGCGGGCAACAACCTTGTCGTCGTCTTTCAGTATTTCACCATCGAGTTCCACCCGGCAGACGGTCCCGCCCGGCGCGTATTTCAACGCGTCGATGATGCGCTCGCTGGCGTGCAAGCCGGACTCGCACAGCACGAGGTCGCCGTCATGCTCCAGCCATTCGCCATCAGGCGGGATTGGCCGCCCGTCTCTCAGTGTTTCGCCCACAAAATGCCAAGCTATAGACATGATTACATCTCCAAAAAAACTGGGGGGGCGGGCCTTAGCACCCAGCCCGCCCCCGTCTCGTTACGGGTTTTGTTTCGGGGTTGTCCAGACCCCTTTCTCGATCACAACAATTGGTATGCACCCGATACGCCGCCGAAACAGCGGCGCCCAACTCCGGCGGTTTGACGGTCGCCGGGATGATGGCTAACTCTCCAGCTCATGCTCCAGCACATACGCCGCGCACCCGGCGGGGATACGCAAGCGCTGAAGCGGCAAACTGTCATCGGTCAATTGCGGGTCCGGCGCGTTGATGTCAACGGCGATAGCAACGGGCACAAACCCAGCGCGGCGGGCCATGCTGTTGCTCCATATGGAGCGCATTGTCACGGCGTGGTCATTGCTGAACCGCGGCCCGGTGTAGTTGTACTGGTATAG